CGTATTGGAGTGCATAGCCATCTTTCTTCACTGCTTCTAGGGCTATCGCCTCTGTGGGGTATCTTCTTTTTAGTTTCATAAAATTATTGGTGGTTATTAAGCAGCCTCCTTTGATTCGGATTGGGTTTCTTTTTTAGTAAGTGTAATTCCGTTTTTCTTGAGGCTTTCTAATCCTCTTTCTAAACAGATTTTCCTTAAGTCGGTTTTACTCAGTCCTGAATTTTTAGAGTAATCTGATATTTCTTTTTCTATTTGAGTTATGCTCATGGGTTAACAATGGGTGTCAATTTCGATTTAATCTAGAGTGTGGTAACAATGGGTGTCAACGCTTTTATTGAAAAAGTTTGACAATGGGTGTCAATGTATATACTTTGGGTGTCAATGAAGACAGAACGACTATCACAAAGGGTAGAGCCTTCAATACTAGAAGACTTAAGAATCCTCTCAGAAGAGACTGGGCTTACTCAGTCATCTCTCGTTTCAGCTTGCATTAAATCTCTTAAGAAGACTTGGGATGATGAGGGAGCTATAACAATTCCATTCCGAATACTTCCTGAGAAAAGGTATTTTGAATTAACTAATAAACAGTCCAAGTCGGGGAGTCGTGAGGAAGTAGATTCATAAGTTCCTAGTTATACTCAAAAGAACACTACCAGGAAAGAAGAAAATGTATCCTTCGCTTTAGTTAAGTAATAAGAATATAAACCGACAGAAACGATTAAAATTATGACAAAAGAAGACCACCAATACGAAACTCTGGCCGTTGCGTTAACGGCTATATAAACCACCATAAACTCTAGACCGTCCGATGCTATTGAAGAGCTTGGGATGACCGATAAAGAATGGATCCGATTTAAGAGTGAATACCCCACTTATACAAAGACTCTTGAGGATGAAGGGGTTGTTAAAAACTAACGTGAAGCACACCTAATCCATACAGAGAGCCGACTTTATGACAATACCAAATACTATAGATCAACCCGAAAAATACGCCGTGCAATCGGGTATGGATTCGCGGGGCAGTGATTTGTTAGGCTGCCCATTCTGCGGACAGCCTGCCGCAAAAAAAGACGGTTACGACATGATAAGGCTTTCCGAGAGGACGGGAATGATGGGAGGATTATTCTTCGTGATCGAGTGCGCCAAATGCGATGCGATTACGGGCTGGAAAGAAACGGAAGAAGAAGCAAATGAAGCGTGGAATTTACGGGCAAATCCTTAACCTAACGGAAGCTATTCACGCTGGCACGTTTAAGGAATCAAAACCAAATTTATGAATAACGGAAAGCACACCAAACCGAGCCAGCGGTGAGGTTTGGGTGCTGTCAGTTGTTAGCGTAACTACAATTTAAAACTATGAAAATAAGAGAAGAAGGTCAATTACCACCAAGTCACTTCGCGGCCGGAGGGTTATGTTTTGTTTATGGTTGCGCATCTATAGAGTTGGATGCGAAACGTTACTTAAAAGCTCTCGTCATATTAGGCGACGAGTGGAAGACTCTAAGTTTGGAGGATTACAGTTCAGCTTCCCCGACACACAAGAGAAAGGCGAGGCTAAATAGCACTAAGAGGAGACTACCTTATTTCCAGAAAGATTTTAAGGATTGGGAGTCAGCTAAGAAGAGGCTTTTAGGGCGCAAGACTGGGTATTTAGCTTCACGGTAGAGATCGAACTCACCAATAAGCTCTTTCATGGTTAGAGGCGCGTTTAAGACTTCTGATAGTGCGTTAAAAGCTCTTTTAGCTACTTTCATAGACTCCCTCCTATCAGATCGTCGATAGCATCCAACTCTTCTTTTTCTCTCTTCTTCCTTGCGAGGTAGGTTGAGTATTCTATTCCGTTCTCTTCTTTGAACTTAGCCCGGAACTTGTCACGTTTTTCAGCATACCTCTCTTTATTGTTCTCGTAGTTCTTCCGGCTCTCTGCTTTCCGGTCATCTATGCCAGCAGCTCGACGCTTCCTCATGTATTCACGCATATATTCCCTCCTCTTATCCATGATAATAATGATTGTCCTAAAATAAGCTGAAAATATTGTGTCCTTGGTTCGAATCCGAGATGGGCCACCACCTATAAAATCCCTTTGTTTATAAGGTATTGCACGTTTAGGAAACTTTAGCTTGATTGTGGTAAACATTAATAAATAATGCACCTACTTCATGTCTAGTGCATTAAAACCTCCTAAGCCCTTCCGGAGAAAAGGAAAGATGACCTATGCCGTAAATCTAAAAATTAACGGTAAGCAGTGGTTTAAGAATCTAGGCACCACAAATGAGGAAGAGGCCATTCTAATCTCAAACACTCTCCACACTATGACAATCACGCCAGATTTAACGAAAGAGAAGATACTGCATTTATTTAACGATGTCTTAATAAAGACAGGAAGAGAACCTATTTCACTTTTTGAAAGCGCTAATAAGAAATCATGCACCCTAGAGGAAGCGATCGAGAGATACTTGGAGAGCAAGCCCAACCTCAGTCAAAGCACTGTTAATTCATACACTACTCATATAAACATGATAGATCGAATAACAGGCGATGATTTCCGAAAGGATCTCAACTTCTTTACTAGAGAGGAGATACAGAAGATCATTAATGCTTACACCCTAGGAATAGGAAATAAGAAAGCTAAGGCAAGGTCATCCAGAACAACCGAAAACTTTATCAAATTCCTTCAGAGCGTCTTTCATCTAGCGGTAGTGGACGAATATATCAAATCCAGTCCAATATATAAGATAAGCTACGAGAAAACTAAAAAGCTTCCAGTCCTTAACTTCACCCAAAAAGAACTCAACTTATTTAAAGAGATAGATGATCCTGACTGGCTCGGAATGTGTCTAGCTGGAATGAATAGCGGAATGAGAATATCCGACGCTGCGAAAATAGGCAAAGACAATTTCCGTTACCAAGACGGAACGCTCATCATGGATTACACCCCTATTAAGACCAGTGCAAACGATCCTGACAGGAGAGCGATAATCCCAGTAGTCGGGGATTTCAAAGAATATGCAGAGGAGCGATTAGATCAAAATCAGTTCTTTCCTGATCTCTATAATCTTAATACTGGCGGAAACTTAGGACTGACAGATTTATTTCATGATGTCATGATTCAAGTTGGGGTTGCATTCGATAATATAACCACCCCAGCAGGCGCAACACATAGAACTAAGTCCTTTAAGTCCTTTAGATATACCTACAACTCACACCTCATCGAGAAGGGTGTCTCAGTAGAAGCTAGGAACGTCATGCTAGGCCATGTATCGGACGAGGTGAATAGAATTTACTACAATACTGACTTCAAAAAACTCTCAGAACAAATAAAATGAAATACGAACTATACTCAGACAATGACGCTAAGATTCTAGCGCAACTCGAAAAGGAAATGGGAACCGTTGCCGATAAGATCGCAATGGCAACGAAGCTAATAGGTCAACTCACCAATGAAGGGTTCAATCAGCTCCTCAAAGATCGCAAGTCATCCTCTAAGCTCTACAACCGGATGCGACAAGTTGCCTTAGAGATTAGGACGCCCCTTCTTATTACTGGCACTACTGCTTTTGCGGAAAAACTCGTCAAGTGCGCTACTATCAAAGATCAAGAGCGACTAATCAAAGATGGCGTTCCATTCCTCGAAGGAAAGGAAGCCTTAATAATCGCCTTTGAAAATGTCGCAGGGGATAGAATGCTTGATCAATTATTCGATGAACATGGAAACCTCCGGAATATCAAACAGCAAAAAGCATATCTAGCGATACCTAAGAAGAAGCTCAACTTGGTAGTGAGAAAAGGTTACAAGGTAAATCTAGATACAAGCCTAGTTTATCCGTCCAGTTCCATGATTAAAGACGGCCTTACAAAAGAGGATTTAGAAGGGATGATTAAAGATTTAGGATAATAATCATTGCATCCCTCAAATAGTCGTGCTACTGGTCATGCGAGTTCACTTGACAGCAGACTCTAAACTTTTACCAGTGATTCATTCACACCCTAGAAGCCTTTCTCTTGTCAAGTGGAGAAAGGCTTCTGCTTTTCTAAGACTCCTCATTACAGCCTAGCGCACGGCGGAAAGTCTCTAGTTCTATCCTTTAGATGTAAACCAGTGTTGAAGAAGCGGGGGCGAAAACTGGAATATCAGGAGTGACACAGATGCCGTCCTGATTAAAAATCCCGAAAGGGAACTTACTTCAGAGTTGAGGGTTTTAGCTATGGCTGGGCTTTCCTCCTTCAATAACTCTTTAGTCCGAAAGGGTCGATATAAAGCAAACGAAAGCAATATGCGGAGTTGGTTAATATTGAGACGATGATCCCCACTAGGTGGGCGACTTGTCTCTAATCGCTTCACTCTTCAATGTCGGAGTTTGATTAACAATTAAATGAGATGAAAGAATATAGATTAGATAAACCTCTCTCTGACAAAGGGAAAAAAGAGCTTAAGTTTCAAATGCTTAAGCGCAAGGAAGATAAATATGCTGAATACAACTATTGGTGGCAAAATACTGGCTCTAAACTACCCCAAAATAAAGACTCCACTTTGTGTCCTCGATATGCTTTTGGAATATGTAAAAACCGATTTGAAAATTTCAATACCGAAGTAATGGCGAGGAATATAAACCAATTACTAAGAAAAGGATATGGAATAGATGAAGTTTGCGACTTATTAAAATCTTCAAAGGACGCTTCTCATTTTTATGACTGCTACTATTACTGGATGAATCAAACCAATCGGAACGAAGGGAGAAAAAAACAAACCTCTATACTACTCCCTGAGAACATAATCAAATAGACTTAATCCAAACCCTCAAGCTACTCCCCACGAGTAGCTTTTTTATTGCACCCCTCACCAGAAAGAAGTATAAGCACCTCACGTTCTCCCACTGCCCCAAACCAGAAGCTAGACTTTAAAGCGGTTTACGTCCAACATACCTCGAAAGAGAAGCGGAAAGACTGAATAGCCTGCTGAATAAGTAGCCTTACAGAAATAATGACAGATCGGTAATAAAGTGAAAACTCAATTACTCGAACTTGGAGAAGATCACTAAACTATATCTCCCCCACAGCTAAGAGATTAATTTCATAAAACTGTCAACGTAATGTAACGTAATACATCACGTGAGGAAAATGGCGAAGCTGTTTCAAAAAGGAAAGGGGGTAGGGGGATAGGTTCTCTAAAAAAACACTTCTAACGCTGAAAGCGCGAAGCGATAGCCCACGGCAATTGAGTATCCCTTGACTCCCATGTTAACATCAATAAATGAATAAATTGATCTCTATGAAATATAGATTTGATGGCTCTACTCCTAACATCCATCCACCTGCTACCATTCCTTTCAATGAAGATATTCTAGAACATAACTCCAATGGAATCAGTCAACATCAACAAGAATATGACGACGGCGGATTATGGAGCTTAAGATGGGAAATATCAGATGACTCAGGAATAAGATTCTACGATGTAGAACAACAAATTAATTAACACCATGAATAAACCATCCATCCCCAACGAAATAGCAGCTCTCGGAAAACACTGGACAGAAGCTTTCCTACTACTAGCCGACGGTGGAACAAAGAAAGAAGCCTCAGTCCTAGCAAAAGTAAGCGATAAACACTTCCTTAAAAAAATTAAAGAGTTCGACTTCGATAACCAAATCAAACTTTTTAATACCGCTCAAGCCAAGAATGCAGAAGAGAAATATCAAGAGGATGCTCAAAGGGCAAGAGAACGCTCTATATCGCGAGGCAAGGATTTAGAGGATGCTTTAGCTATAAAGATTAACGAGGCCGTTGAGCGCGATTCTCAAGGCAATGTGATAGGAGTAAGCGATGATATAAATATTAGAGACCTGGAGACAGCAGTAAAGGCTCATAACACTCTGACTAATAGCCAGTTCAAAGCTACTGGCCAAGATGTGACTGATAAGGTTACGATTGCAACGGCCGGGAAGAGTGAAACAAACGTCGTCATTCCATCGTTCCCCACTTCTCCAGCTCCTAATCCTCAAGAGTTCATGCGTCGATTAGCTAAAAGGCAGGGAAAGCTTATTGAGAATGAGCAAGATGTCCAAGCGATTGATAATAAAGTCCATCTGGATAGTCCAAACGAAGAGGAGAAAGGGGAGTGATTCGTGCTTATTGAGACGTATAACTTCATACAACATCCGTAATGTGTCATACTACTGCTTGAAAAAGAAAAAGGCGAGGTAGTCCCACCCACTCCCCCCCTATCCCGTATATGGGGCGAAAAAACGAGAGGCTTACCCCATGAAATTTTTCCCCTCACATGAGATGCAAATTTCTTGTATGGTTTAATTTTTTGTTGTAGGAATTTTTCATCATCCCTTATTAAGTCTGCTGATTAAGTTACAGAGAGCGGATAAGTCCCCGTAGTTTGCGACCTGCGGGTTAATTAAATAACATCACATGATTAAGGGGGTTGCAAAAACCCTTGACTCGGTGTTGGGAGTGGATTAACTAGATTTACCCTTCCGATGGGATAACCCGTTGGTAATCGACTTGCAAGTAAGGGTTGACGCTAGGAAAGACTAGACAAAATGGGCTTAGGGATCGGACTAGGTAGCTCCTATTAGTTAAATGGGTGACAGCAGGAGAGCACTGCACAAATTGAAAGATAATGAACTTTGATGACAGAATAGAAGAGGCTCTACCATGTCCTTTTTGTGGATCAGAGAATCTTAGCGTAGTGAACTTCTCTGCGGATAAAGACCCGAAGAGCCCATATGCGTCGAGAATTAGGAGTTCTATTATTTGCAATGGTTGCCATTCCCAAGGTTGCGTTTGTGACCACACGGCTTTTGTGGACTCCACGCTAACTAAGACTTGGCATCCTGTGGATTTATGGAATAAGAGAATTTAAACAGCGTGTGGCCAAGTGGTCTAAGGCGGTCGATTGCAAATCCTCTATTCGCGAGTTCAAATCTCGCCACGCTGTCCACTTATCAAATAAGCTTGAAAAACGTCCGATTCTGGTAAAGGTGTTTTTATGGATAGTGATTACGGTATTCCTTGGGGGGAATTAGCTAAGGAGGGCGGGTTTGATAACCGGTTGGAGAATGATGGTCTGGCGCGTGAGTTGTTCCTTTACCGTTATCCTGAATGGAGGGAGCAATTTAATACGGGTTCTGAGTCTGATCATATGAAGCGGGCAATTCGGTTGTATTCTGCATTACCTGGAGTGAATTTCTTTTGGCATGATTGGGTGGATGTGTTGATTGAGGATTGGTGTAATAGTGATGTGTCGTGTATATGGGGGCCGTCCTCTATCGGGAAGAGTGCGGTGCTGGCTCTGATCTGCCTGATGGATTTTTTAGCTGATCCTTTTAATACGTCATATTTAGTGATTACGAATATCATGGATAAGCATAATGACCGATTTTGGGGGAACTTAATGGGGTGGTATGGGAAGTTGCCTGAACAGTGGAAAGTGGGGAAGGATTTAGGAAAGCCTTTAGGTCTCTTTACGCAACGATCAACGGGTGCGGATGAGGTAAAAGTGAAGAGTGGCCCTGATCGTGGTTTTTTATGTCGGGCGATGGCTAAGGGTGAGGCGATAGAGAAGGTTAAGGAGGTGGTGGGAACTCATGCGGCGCGAAATAGGTTGATTGTTGATGAACCTCAGTCATGTAACTTGGCTATTCTGGATATTGGGAAGAACTTCGGGGCGTCAGGGCATTACAAAGAGAAGTTAATGGGTAATCCGACGACGTGGGATGATGCGTTAGGGAAGGCGAGTGATCCTGCAACGGTGGAGAGGTCTGATTGTAGTCAGCGAGGGGTTAATAAGTGGGAGAACAAGCGGATTCGTCGCGGTGTTCCATCGGTGACGGTAGTTTTAGACGGTCGAGATATTCCTTGGTATGATAATGATCCTGATGGGGTGCCTTTGCTACACACGTCAGAGGTTAAGCAGGTGGTGGATAAGATCGCTGCTGAGATTCCTTTAAGTCAGTCGGAGTTTACGTATTCGGTGGGGCGTATTCAGCCGATGGGAACGACGGCGACGATGTGCTTTTAGGGATTGATCCATCGACGGCGATTCAAGATAAAGACCCGTGCGCGATTAAAGAGGTTCGGGTGGGGTATGAATTAAACGGGGGGATGGTGGTGGAGTTCCAGGATGACGAGTATGTGGTAGTGGATGTGATGAATGAGGATGTTCCTTTAGAGGTTCAGTTGGCCAATAACTTAGTGGCTGAGATTATTACGAGGAAAGTGCCGATTGGGAATGTGTGTATTGATTCGGGGGGAGGGTATGCGACGGTATCGGGGTTCGTAGAAGAGAAGTTAGGCAAGCAGGGGATTATTCGGGTGAATCCGGGAGGGGCTGCGTCTTCTCGGAAGCTTTACGGGGGCGAGCCGTTACCGAAAGAGCAGTATCAGAATCGGGCGACGGAATTGATCGCCAACTTTGGGCGATTAATTATGTCGGGGCAATGTCGTGGGGCGAGTGATAAGCAGGTTCACCAAATTACAACGCGCCAGTATGATAATAACAAGTCTCCAGGGCTTAAAGCGGAGAGTAAGGGGCGTAATCGAGGGAGTAAATCGGGTGAGCAAGGTTGGCGTGATCGGAATGATGGGGAGTCACCTAATGAGATGGATGCGGGGAATGTGGCACTGGACGAGATTCTTTCCCGTGGTTTAATTGATTTGACAAAGGAGGTGAAAAAGAGTGATTTATCATGGAACGTGGAAAATAAGCCTCCAATATCGGGGGTTGATTTAAGGATTCGGGTAAATCGGGTTCGTTCTACGATTAAAACGGGATGGTGATATGGATATTGGAAAACCTAATAAAACATTAAAACTGGATGACCTTTTTGAATTGAGAAGTCGCTTAAAAAGTAAATCTAAGAATAAATCTGAAATTCTTCGTGAAATAATCCAACATGGTTATTCTTTTCATGAGGTGGAAGGGGTTCTAAAAATGGTTGTTAGTCACGAATACGCAAAAAAGCTATCAATCTTAAGTTATCCACTATGGAAGCGTGTTCTTTATTATTCAGGCATCTTGAATATTGAAAAATCAAGAGAGTTTAAGAAGTTTAAGCCACAAGAAATCTCATAATGGAAGAATACGAGAAATACCGCTTACGCGACTATGTGAATGTTCCTCAAGGAGGGTATCGTGCTGATTTTCCTAAAACGGGTTTAAAGTTGTCTAGTGATGATTATTCGGGGCTTGTGGAGTCTGTTAAGATTCATTTGGCGAGTAATGGGTATGACGAGACTGAATCTGAGCGGTTAGTGGAGATGTCCACCGTGAAGTATCTCTTCTCTCGCAATTTATGGTCGTATCTTCGTAAATTAGAAGTGTCTCGGACGGTTGCGGATTACTGGAAGGGGTCAAAATACTATTTGGCGATGATTGACTACGAGAAGCGCGGGGTTTCTCCTTTATGCGAGTTGTATGAAGCAGAGAATAGGGCGCAAGTATGCGTGAAGTGCCCGTATAACGTCGAGATTTCTAAGAGTAAGCTGAATGATGCGACTGAGAGGTTATTTTCTAAGCGGATTGGGGATAGGACGTTATCAGTTGACGGGGATTTAAAGGGGTGCGGGGTGTGCAAGTGTAAGTTATCCCTTAAAGCTCATGTCTCGGATGAAATTTTACTAAGTGTGGAGCGAGGGAAGAATTACAATTACCCGCCACACTGCTGGATGAACCATTTAAGAAAATAACTATGAGTAACCTAAAATTAAAACCAAGTGAGGGCGTGGTGTTCGTCTCTAAATCGGGGCTAACGTCTAACGTGATCGAAATGCCTGATAATTACAGCGAGTGGGAGAACCTGCCGAAGAATCTAGCGCAAGCACGAGTAGAGGCGAGCGGTATTGAAGGCTACGAGGTAGGAGATGACGTTCTGATTAATGCGCTAGGAATTGAATTAGCGAAAGTGGACGGGGTGACGTATGGCGTCGTCCAGAAAGACCGGATTAGAGCGCGAATATGAATTTATGACTAAAGAACAGAAAGGCCGACTGATTACAGAGGCTCAAGAAACAGCGGGGCGTTTGAATTCATTAAACGTGTTTATGGGGGGAGATCAATTCCCAGAACTCTCTCGTGAAGATAAGGACTTGCTTTACTCTCAACAGAGAACGATGAGTAAGTATTTACAGATTCTAGGGAAGAGAATCGAACGTGCAGGAAGTCAATTTAAGCACGCTGAATCAAGATCAATTACAGGAAAATAGAATGGCTAATGAACAAGAAAAACAGGCGGGGCAACCTCAGGTTGTCGGGTTAGGGGAAGAGAATCTTAAACGGCTTACTGCACGAGCGGAAGTCGCTGAGGTTGAGATGCCAGTTAAGAGAGCAATTCTAAAAGATCGAGTTCTTAGCAATATGGCTCCTCTGATCGATGGGTTTGAAGCTCTGCATGAGTTAGCGCAAGACCCTGAAATAAAACAGAAGAAATCTAATGAAATTCCTGCGATTTACAACCGGGCGGATGCTCTTTTAGGCCGCCTAGAAAAGCTCTCCACGGTTTACAAGAATCTAGGTTAGCTTTTAAGGCTTGTTTAAATACTCAGAAAGGGGTAATGCTCCTTTCTGAACCAATTTAACGTGGAGCGTCACGTTTAACCAAAATACGCTCAAGTAGGCACGTCGAGATGATGTCCTGAAACATTATGCAAGATAATAAGAGTCCTAATACTAGTGGGGGAGATCAGCCTAAACATCGAATCGTAGATGCTAATAAGGCGGTTAACATGGTGCAAAGTGCGCGAATCGTTTGTGATAGCCGATTAGATGCGTGGCACGAAGTCCAGAATATGCTTGATCGAACGCCCCCCGATGATCCTGCGAAGTTAGAACAGAATGGACTTGGAGGCGTGGCAAACATCGATTGGGGGTATATGCGTGACGGGATTGAGTCTGCAGTAGCTCCTAAGCTCCATATTGCAACCCGTCCACATCGTTACATTAATCTTGGTTGTCGTAATCAGGCTATTCCTCGAATGTATGAACAATTAAGAGTTCTAGAAGAGGAAGATCGCATCATGATGGATGATTGGGGCGAGTTCGAGGTTGAGATGGAGGCGATGTTAGTTAATCAGAAGTCCACTGGTCTTGGGATTATGCGCTTTGAGCAACCTACGGGGTGGTTCATGCGTCACCTGCACCCGGCTAATTTAATTACTCCCGCAAATGCCAGCACTAATCCTGATCGATGGGATTGGTGCGCCATGAAAGTTGAGTTCGACTTGACGCAAGTGCTAAAGATGATTGCGGATAAGGAGGCGAGTAAGGTTGCAGGGTATGATCAAGCGGTTGCGCGTCGTTTTGTCGATTACGCGGTTGACGGTGGAGATAACCTTCTCGGATATGTTGACCAATATAGTGAGGATTTCATTTACGGTCGCGAGTTATATTCTCAGTTCCACCATTGGGATGATCAAACTCTAGAAGGAGGGGCGTATATCGTTTACGTCCGAGAGTTCGATGGAACGATTAGCGAAAGTGGCCTCGTGAAGTCAATGGATGGTGATCATCAATGGGAATGGCTCTACCGAAAGGAGGAATGTCATCAACAAATGAGCGAGGCGTTCTGTCTTTTCCCTGATTCGATCGGTCAGACTATTTTACGTAAGATTCGCGGTTATGGGGTGGAGATGCTGCCGACGTATGACGGGATGAACCGTCTTAAGAATCAAACTCTAGATCATGTCTTGCTTACTTCCTCGATGGTCTTCACGGGTAAGAAAGATTCTCTTAAGCACTTTAATGAGATGATCTTCGGGGGGCCATTCCTCTTTGTTCCCGATGCGCTGGACTTTCAGCAAAAGGCGTTTGGTGATACAGGGAATAAGTTACTAGGCATGAATCAGATGTTTGGTGATATGGCGACGGGTCAGAATTTAGTTAATGGGGGGGCGACTGATGGGCGCGAAGCTCCAGTAACGGCGACGGGTGAGCAAATCCGTTTCCACGAGGGGAGGCAATCTGCGGTTTATGAAATGGAGAAGTTTAATAAGCAGTTATCCAATCTTCACCGTCAAAGATTTAAGAGGGTATGGAGTAAGACGACTTCTGAGAGTGCTCCAGGTTACAAATTAGCAGAAGAGATGATTCAACGGGCAACAGCGCGGGGCGTTATCTTTGACGGTGAGGATACAGTCATTAAGTCTATTCACCCGCAAGAGGTTAAGGCGGGGCGTTCTATCGGGAACGGGAATATGAATGAGACTCTAATGAAGCTATCGGCCTCTATGCAGTATTACGGTAATCAAATGAGTCCTGAAGGTCGCCGTAATTGGGCAGAGGATGTCTCGGAAGCTCTACACATGGACGAGACCTTTGCAGGGCGTCATCTCGGCCCTCGTGAGGGTGAAGGAGATGAAGAGAGCATTAGTCGATGGGATTACCAACAAGAGAACGCGCAATTCCTTACGGATGTTGTTATCATGCCTAAAAACATCCATGATCATGTGCAACACTTACAAGGCCACGCTCGATTCATTACGGGGATTGACGAGAAGCTGGAAGCGGGTCAAATGCCTCTTGGTTTCGTGATTGAGGTAATGACAAGGGCTTATCAACATTCATCGGCGCATATTCAGATGCTTTCTGCTGATCCTGCTATGAATGAGATGGTAGCGGAGGCGAATCGTTTCTGGAATGAGAAGATCGTGAACCGGATTAAGCAGTTACAAAGTCAGCTTGAGAAGCAACAGGAAGCGGAGGCGAAAGCGCAAGCGGAGGCTCAACAAGTTCCTCAGATTTCTCCGAAAGAGGCGGGCGAGTTAGATTTAGATCGTTTCCGTTTAGAGCGTGAGTTAGAAATGAAGCAACAAGAGAGTGATGCGAGGGTTCGAGCAACGCTGATAGAAGCGGAGGCGAGAGCGAAGCGGATCGAGGTTGAGAAAAATATGGACTTGGCTAATCAGGAAGAATAATTTAAGAAAAAGGGGTTATGGGAAAAAAGGAATTAAAAGAGATGGTGTTTGATGTGTTGATCGAGATGGCAACTGGCGTGAAGGAAGATGGTGTTCCTCCAATTATCATGGATGAAGAGGACTTGATTAATAATGCTCGATCTGATAAAGAAGCACTTAATAGTCTTCAATCTAAACTAGCCGAGCGACAAGAGCGGATTACTGAGTTAGAGGCAGAATTAAAAATAAAGAGTCGCTATCTACATCAATCCGACAGTGCGTTTTCAGATGCGAATCGAGAGTTGATGTTAAGTTTTGAGAATATTTCAGGATTAGAATCTCAACTCAAAGAAGCGCGGACTCTGAGCGAGGAAGATTGCGATAAAGTTGCAGATTCTTACGCAAAACAATATAATAATATTAGGGTTTTCTTGAAGCTAAACAAAAACATCCTAAACGAGTAAAATTTTAAACAACCGAGCACGCTGTGAAGCGTCCTTAAATTATGAGTGATACAGCACTAGAGCGAGCGGCGCAAGCAGCAGCTAATACAGATTGGAATGATCCTAATACGGGAACGGGTGGGGAACCTGCTCCTACGGGTCAAGAGCCTGCCCCTGAGGGTGGAACGAAGTTAGCTCCTCCCCCTCCTGAGGGTGGAAAGGGATCGATGGGATTCAGTGATACTCCCGTTTCTCCTGATGCTAATATGGTGCCGACTCCCGCCCCTCCAACGCCTCAACCTGCACCCGTGCAAAATGAGCCAGCCCCTGAAAATCCGCAAACTGGAAGCTTTATCGAGAAATTCCTTACTGAGCATAATCCTGAGGCATTAGAAAACCTTAAGAATAATCCAAACTTTGGGAGTATTAATAAGGCGATGGATGCGCTAGGGAAAAAGGCTAGGGAAAAGGTCGAAACGCCTCTTCCTCACGAGCAAGATTTACTTAATAAGAGGATTGCTGAGATGGAAGCGGAGATTAAAGAGCTCACTCCTTACCGTTCCGCGCAAGAGGTTCAGAAGTCAGAAGCGTTCCAAGAGGAGTTTCTTAAACCTAAAGCTGATTCATTAGAGAATGTGGTAAGGTTAGCCCGTGAGGGTGGAGTCTCTGAGGAGGTGGCTAAACAAGCCCTTAATCAAGGGAGTGAGGTCGCGGCGGTTCGTTACCTGCAAGAGAATGTCGATGATGATGTAACTCGGAGGCTTTTAGAATCTGAGGTTCGCGAGTTTGTGCGTCTGGACTCTAAGGAGAAAAAGGCGATTTCCGAATTAAAGAATGATCCCGTGGCGAAGGTTGAGGAATACCAAGAGCGTTCTAGAACAGTGCGTGGCCGACAAGCGCAACGGATGATGCAGGATAGCCAAAGTGACTTTTTAGATTCTACTAATCGGGTTTACGCAACTTTAGCGGATGCTCAAGGCGGTGATCCTCTTTTGAAAGGGGAATACGGCCAAGCGATTAAAGGAAGAATGGAGGCGATGTTTTCTAACGGGCAAGCTCTTACTACTGATCAAATGACGGAAGCGATTATGCGAGCGGAAACGTCTGAGGTGTATAAAACGGCTTATTTAAGCAGTCAGCAAGAGATCGATCGTCTCACGCAAGAGTTGTCTAGATTTACAGGGTCGCAACCTAGTTACAGTCCTACGCATCAAGGGGGCGCACCTGCTCCGGCTCGTGCCCCGCAATACGATCCAACCCGCACGGCTCAACCTAAGCCGATGAAGTTTAGTTCTAGCATGATGGGATAATGGCTAAGAAGAAAGCAGAGAGTCAAGCGAGGGCTGAGGCTTCGGTCGAGGCAATGGAGAAGGCCGAGGTGAAGAACTATCACTACGGGTCAATGGGTTTAGAGCAATTCCGCGCTGATCCGGCACGGGTGGCATGGTGGCGCGAGGTAATAGGCAGTCTCTACGGTCAAGAGTTACTGGCCTTACTCCGTAACCTTAGCCCTATTCAGAAATACCACGAGGAGGGTTTACCAGGAGGGGTTCGCGCTGATAAGGCGATAGATAAAGAGATCGCCCCTCAAGCGATGGCTGAGATTCTGCACCATGAGCGGATGATTAGACTTCTAGAGGTGGAGATGGTGACTCTTAACGCACCGATAGAGCGCGATAAGATGCGAGCGACTGGTTCTAGTCCGATTCCTGCTGCGGTTGCTCAGATTCCGAGGTAGGGGGGGATGTAGTGATCTTCGCCCATTGCATTCCCGTGGTATTCCTCCCATCGTTTTTGCATATTACTCACCTTGAACCTCCTTCACGAAAGTTCCGTCGATCATCTTACCTTTTCTATCCTTAATTTCCTCGTATGCGTGCGCTAGGCAGTCTTCTATTTCCATGTTATACATGGTTGCGAGGTTTATAAGGCATACGATAGAATCACCTATTCCGTCCTTAATCTCATATTCAAGAGGGCTTATTTTTCCTTTATTTCTAGTGTGTTCTATTTCACCAAAGAAGCTATCTGTTGCTATAGCGTCCCTAAGTTCTAGGACTTCCTCAACGAGTTTATCATGTTGTTTGATAGGCGTGCTTCCCTTGATGATATTGCGAGATTCCGCCCACTGCTTTACTTTTTCGATTAGTTCTTTCATGGTTAGGTTAGTTGGTTTTTTGTTTAGGTTAGATTAAATGAGCGTGATAAGTGTGCGCTCCCCACTGGTTTAAATTTAGGATGGTTCTTGTAGCTTCCTAACTTCCTGCATGGAAAATACTAGGTCAAGAGTTCTCTGATCTTCATCCCCCCAATCCATGTGTTTACTAGACTGGATTACAGCGAGCAAAGTGTCCTCCTTACTCTGGCTTATCTCGTGAGATACATCCTCAATAAAGGTATTTAGCGTGTCTGGTAATTCTAGTGTTATCATTATGCCGCTTTCTCAAATGGGTTAATAAAGTTGATGTAGTTCATAGCTACCCGATAGGCAGGAGTATCCCACATGTTTTCTATTATCATAAAGAACATGGTGCGAGTTATCATGTATTCTAGACCGTCTATGCCCGGTGCTTGATAGTCATAATACTCATAAGGAGAATCGCTTTCCTTAATCATCCACTCTACCTTAGTGACGATTTCAGCATGTTTTATCTTAGTGAGTTTAGCGATCGATCTAGTAGAGAAGCACCTTAACTCTTTACCGTGAATCTCTTCATATTCCTCTCGGTCGATCTTCTTAGCCGCTTTTTCTTTAATTACAGGTTGATACTCAACCCCGTCTATAGTTATTGTTTTATTAGTCATTTGATTAACGTTTTGGGTTAATTGATTGGTTAGAGCCTCGTTTGTGTTTTCGGCACTTACGGGGCTTGTTAATTTATCTAATCACTTTGGCTTGTTTTCTTCTCTGAAGTTACCGCTCTTTCGCTTTCGATGACTCATTTAAAACATAGGATGAAATAAGAGTCAAGAGGTTTCCTAAAGTTTTTTTCTTTAAATAACTATTGCAACAAATATAAAGTTATGTTAATACTTACTTATGGCACGACCAAAGAAAGACCCAAGCGAAGTTAAGGAGAACTACTCTGTAGCATTCGCAAAGAATCACATGGAAGCAATAGAAGAGGCTTCAAAACGTCTCGAACTACCCAAGCAAGAAATTATACGACTCACCTCTCAAGTGGGCTTAAAAGCTACCGAGGGAATGAATCGAGAGGAGTTTATCGAATGGATAGCTAAGAAAGTTAAGTAATCAACGTAAACGAAGGATATAAAAAACTCTCGACATATATTATGGGAAAACTAGGTCTATACCCATGAGTTTATTAATAACGATCGCAGTTATCATAGGGTGCATAATATCCTTAGTTTTTCTATGGGCATGCCTTGTCGTGTCTTTTGAGATGATGAAGGAAACTTGGAAGCGCAAGTATGGGATGGGGAGGACGATCAGGAGGGGGGCTATTAAGGATCTTGAAAAGTGGATTGAAGACCCGAAAGAGGCTTTTCGGAAAAAGAATCTTGAGGCGCATCTAGAAGAGAGCCTAAAAGAGGAAAAAGAGATTAAAAAAGAGGGGTTTGGGTGCTCAATATTCATATTGATCATTTCCTTATTAGGGATCGTGTATATACTGACCATTCTATTTAACTCATAATAAAACTCCGACATTGAGAGAGAGTAAAAGAGCAAAGCCCCATTCCTCGGCTTGGAGAGAGAAATAGGGCTTCTATTTATGAAACACAAAACCCGCTAAGGGTGATATGATAGATTGCTGAGTCTAGTGCCAACTGAACTCTGGAAAGAGAAATAAACACTCTGCTTTCTCTCGTCAACTAAAAATGATAGATTCTGGTAAAGGGCTAGGAAAAGACTTCTCTAGCAAGAGAAACCTCTGACCATCCATGACGTTTATTTACCGCTCCGGGGTCTTTAGAGCTATGAGGGAGAAAGATTTTAGAATTAGGAACTGCCCCGACGGTTGATTGAATGTGTCTCTGATACCATGCCTTCCCTTCCTTAGATCGGATGTAGGCGACGAATTTATGATCATCGACGGAAAATCCTTCTAGGTGGGTGGCGTGCGATCTTCCACGCTTATTCTCTGATCTAGTTAAGACGCGGGGCTTTAAGGTTCTTCCAAACTTCTCTTTCTGCATCTTGGCGATTCCGTCCACGTATGCTTGAGCGGCGCGTCTCTGTGTCTTAGTGGCATTATCTGGAATGACGATGCGAGGAGAGATGACGGGAACTCCGCTTGCTTGATTAGAGTCCATTAATATGGCCATCCCTCCTTTACTGGTAATCGCTTGTCTGGCGGATTGGGAAGAGAAGGATAGATTACTAGGTTTACTAGGTTTACTAGGTGCTCCATATTTTCTAACCTGAACTTCTGATCCGTCGATCTTAATGCGTGCGCCGGTGGGGTCATAGAAGTCGATGCGATGGTTCTTATGATCTCCAGCGGTATCATCTACTCGAAACTTCTGCCATTGCCCGCCGATGTTAGCCTCTACATATTCACCTGCTTTAGGGTCGATCCCTAGTGCGCGGGCGGTCATGGGGGGGAGGGCAACGGAAACGCCTCTCTCTAGTCGATTATTACGATTCCCAATATTCTCATGATCGCTCCCCGCTGAGGTTGCGGTGTGGTTCTGGTAAGAGTCTCCGCGATAACCGTATCGGGTGACTTGAGCGGTGACGGATGATGAGTCCGTTCCCTGCGGGTGTGGCCTCACTGGAGAGACGGGCGAGGGGATATTTAAAGCTTGCGACCATTCTAATTGAGGCGTCTTAAGGCGTTTTAAGGTGGGGTTTCCTGACTCTAGGGATTCCGAGTAGGGATTTCCGCTTTGAGGGCGTCTATCGGGCTGTGAGGGGCGAGGTTGGGAATTTATGACGGGTCTCGCATACTCTAGGAGGCTTCCCGCTCCGTATTTCTGCATGGAGGACGCCCAATTTAGAAGGGGATTCATTGGACTACCTTACGCTTAGAGTTGGATTTAGGGAGTTCGGGTGTGGTCAAAGGGCTTACAGTTTTCTCATCTAAATAGCCGAGTGACTGCCCCTCTTTCCGTTTAATATCAAGAAAGCTTCTAAGGTTCGCGAGTCTCTGATCTTGGCTTAAACTACTACCTAGTATTTGTTGCCTAAAGAATTTCTTTTCATCTTGTGATATAACAGCTCCAGTTTGAGCGCGTCCATAATCCTCAATAAGAAGGTTTAACCCTTGTTCTACCGTGAAATATGCGGGGTTACGGCTTACTCTTCTAGTAGCTCCGTAGGCGAGGAAGCCTTGAAGGTCACTCTCATCTATGTTAGAAATTATTTTATGGAGACGGTCAGCAGATTTGGCAACCTTATATTCCTTGTGCGCTGATTCGCTGAGGTTCTTTCCTTTATCGTCTTTAAGGTATCCTTTATAAAAGTCATATCCATTTTTATCAATGTTCGACGAAAAATGTGCGACGCGAGATTGAAGGGATTGCATAGTCTGGTATGAGGCTTTTCCTGATTTTACAGATTCTAAAAGGTGAGAGTATTCGTTTCCGATGGCGACTTGAGCGGAATACGGAAGGTGCGCGACACTAGATAAAGTCTCCTCTGTTTGATATTGACGGTATGCGTCTGGGTGGTTCTGCTGGAAGGACTCTACGGCTTGTGTGATTAATGCCTGTGATTCTGGCTCTTGAGCGTATTTAGATCCATACATGCTTCCGCGGAAGGAACGAAATGATTGCACAAGTTGAGAGTTAGCGCGATTGGTTGCATCTGTGTTGGCCTGTTGAGCGAAAGATGGTAAAAGTTCATCTCTCACGGATTGTTCGTCAAACTCTGAGGGATTAGTGAATGATCCTGTTTGACTGTCAGTCGCAGTTGTGGATTGAGTTCTACGTTCATCAACCGCGGCATCTAGCTCTTCTGAGAAGTCTTCTAACTCCACATCTAAGGGGGCTTCTATTCCGTTAATAAATTGGTTTAACTGTTGGTGGTATCTAGCTCGGTTCGTAGAATCAAGGAGTTCGGCTTTTTTCTGAGATTCGATGGTAAGGAGTTGCTGAGTATGAAGATTCTTCTTTAACTCATAATCCATCTCCATACCGTGCTTAACCATTCCTTGGTAGCCCTCTGAGTTTTGGTAATCTAGAGTTTCCCCGTCCAGTTTATGCTTAAGCATAAGGTTTCCATACTGAGCTTCGTCTGCAGCGCGACGCTTAGCGATCATCTCTGGTGAGTTCTGGTGTTGGGCTTCCGCGAGGGCGAAACCGTCCATTGTGGACTGCCTCTTTAGGTTTTCTAAAGAAAGTTTCCCCGCCTCGTCTGCGCGAACTACTTGAGCCTTCTTGTAATCTAGGATGTGTTCCTCGTATTCATCCCGTCGGAGTCTGGATTTATGATCGTAGTGCGCTTGCGTTTGCTCCATATCCATACGGGCTAGCTCACGAGCGGCTGAGGTGTAGGCAAAGATAGACATTAGCTGTATTTATTATAGTTTCCGGATGAATAATCTCCGATTGTTGATCCAAACCCTCCTTGGCGAGCGTATTGTCCGAGTCCAGGCATTCCACCTAAGACTCCACCCGTGGCGATGCTTCCCGCTATACTGGTAAGCCCTCCAATCCCTCCCCAAAATTCTGCATTCCTTCCAGCCTCGGCGGTGGCTTGTCCAATCTGTGCGTTGTATTGCGTTTGATCGTATCCGTATTGCAATTGCGCCCCGCTTATCGCTCCTGAAATAGTCGCACCTGGAGTAAGTCCAGTGTAGGCTAGTCCTTGCTCTGGTCGGAATGGTTGAACGGTCTTAGAATACATATTGTAAAGATTCCCAAAGTTCTGCACACCCGTATTTACTTGTTGCTCAGTGGCCATTCCTAAAAGGGCGGTATTATAATCTCCCGTGGCATATCCACCAAGCGCGGCCGCTCCTGAGTTAGCAGCGCGAGAGGAAAGGAGGCGTCTAGTAGCAGGGGAGAGACGGCCTTTTAGTTGGTCAGTAGTCGCTTGATTAGCAAGACTACGCATCCCAAATCCTCCCATCTGTTCACCGATGACATTCATTAAGTCAGCGGTGATGCGGTCATTAAATTTCTTACTCAGGTTCAACGCCTGATCCGCGCCTTCCCCTGCATTATAATTAGCAGAGAGTCCTGCCGCCTCCAAGACGTCCTTAGCCTCAGTGCTGGTCATGACGCGCTCTGCAGTAAAAGCAGGAACGTCTGGCACGCTGGAATTACTCCCGAAGATTCCTCCGAGTGCGGATAGTCCTGTTCCGATAGCTGGTAATGCTCCTAAGATGCTCATGGTTGTCTATTGTAGTATCGGGAATTTCTATATTGCCCGAAGTGATGATGTTTAAAGTTTCCCGGATAACGGGCGTTATTGATGCGGATCGCTTGCCTTTGACCGCGGTGAAGTTGAGTTTCCTGTTTCTCTAGCTGTCCAATGGCGGCACGCTTCATAATAGCGGCGTTCTGAAGGTCTCCCGATTCCTCGGCAGTAATAGACTGAATCATGTAAACGTAGGATTGTCGATTCTGGATAAGGGCAACGTCTGATTTATGGGTGAGGGGAATGTAACGATGTCGAACGTGAGCGCGAATAGAGGAGCAACAATTAGGGTCACTGCCCGGAACTTTATACCGCGTGAGTGATGGTGATCTCTCCTCTGGCATGAGGGAACTGATCCATGTCGTTTCTTGCGTGAAGGGATTATACGCCCATAAGGTGACTACGCCTTTAGTCTTTCCTTTCTGAATACTAGAAATATCTGAATAGAGTCCTGACCAATATCCATCTGAGGATGTGTAAGAGGGCGAATTTAGAGAGTGCTTAATAGAAAACGTGCCTCCGGGGTTATTCCCTGTTCTAATCGGTCTTCTGTTCTCATCTTCTCCCTGAATGGTGATCTTAGCGTCTGCATCTTCTGGACGGTCGGACGTAATGAGTAAATGCGAGGGAGAGGTAAGGTCTCGGTGTGTAGCGAAGTGATTCCCAAGATAGATAAGGTTAGGGTCACAAGTAGAGCCACAACATGAGGGCATACCGGGGGTCATCTCTGAATACTTCCACGAGATAGAGTCAATCGTTCCCTCTCGGTTATCCTTTAGGTATGCTAGAATGGTCTCAAAACGATAATCTAGAGTTAGGCAGCAGTTACATACTTCTAAGCATACTTCTGCGGTAGTTCCCTCATACATCCCCTCATTCATGAGGAGTTGAGTAGCACGGTTTATCTTACGTAAGGCTTCCTCTAGCTGTGAGCCGGTGCAATCTGGATTAATCCCGCCTCCTGAGAAGTAGGGTGCGGTTTCATCTAGGATGTCTGCGAGGGTTATCATTTTTTATTCTTCGTGGATATGGACGTTTACGGGAGGAGTGTCTTTTTCTCGGTCTAGCCAAGATTGAGCCGCGCCTTTTTGGGCGTAGTAGCTACCTTGACCGCAAGTATGAAGGTCATCAGTGGAAATGGATCCTTTCTGTCTGACGGTTCCGATAATGATAATACTATCATAGAACTGCCCCAACTCTGAGGTGGCAGCTTTCATTTTCTGGTATCGTTGTTCTGAGTTCATATTAGCATCCAGTGTATTGGATAGTGTAGTAAGATGGGGAAAAGTTCTCGTCCCCTTCATCGGGGTTCTGTTCCCAAAAGGCGGGGTTCTCGGTTAGATCGGTATCGGTTAAAACGCCGTTTGTAAGCGTCCATCCGACGGGAATAGTCTCTTCCTCTATGGTTAAGGCTGTGGAAAGGATGGTTTTTAGTTCTCCAACCTTATGGCACGAGAGACAACAAACATTACCGGGGCCACAACATCCATCTCCTTCTGCATCGATGAACTTTCCGAGAAACTTAGGGTCTCCGTTCTCGTCGGTGACGATTAAGACTTTCCCTCGATCTTCGGGGTTGGGTAACTGCCCATCCTCAATGATAGCGAATCTCCCTCCGTCTATCGCTCCGTCTGGAAGGGAAAAATCCCATGTCTTAATCCAATCCTCAATATCCTTAAGAGAGGTAGGACAAGAGCCATTAGGATAGGGGCTAGGGTTTACGTTTAGTTTCATGGCGTGGTTATAAGGGAAAAGGGGTTAAATGTTAAGAAGAAAAGTTTAGCATGATTCGCATTCTTCTTTAGGGGTAGCACAAGCGGGGGTTTCTTCTTCCGTCACGGCGGGTTCAGCGGTGAGCGCGTTATAGGTATAGAGGTTTAAGGGGCATCGGGTATCGGTGGTGATTTGTCCACTCTCACACGTTGTATTCGTGGTAGTGGGGGGCGTGTCAAACTCCGCGTCTAGTGCCCATGCTTCTAGTCGAGCGTGTCCTTTCCATCTGAAAATTATTTGCCCCATGTAGTATGAACCTAAGAGGTTTCCTTTAGCGTCTGACTCCGAGGTGAATCCGTCTTGGCCAGTGCTGACAACGCGCATATTCGTATAAGGAAGGGCTGGGGTGATTCCGTTACAAGTAACTGAAAGGCACGTCCCCGCGTTCTCCTCATGGCAAAACCAGTCTCGCTCTACGTTCTCATTATTCACGATCCAATTTACTTGAAGAGGAACGCGCCCCTGTATGTCTCCCCATCTGAAAGCGAAGCCGTTCATCTTCTTAGGAAGAAGAGAGTTCTTATGAACGAGAGGACGAGTAACCGCGATAGACTCAATAGGTTTTCTCTCCCATGAGGCATTAGAGGAGGAACGAGGGGCGAGGTCATACCCGGTATGATTCCGTGTAATCTCGTAGAATCTGATAATTCCATCATCATCATGCGAGGGGATTAAGAGAACTTCTTCTGATCCCTCATTAGGAGAGGGCGAGGTCGTTCCTGAGATTAAATCTAAGGGGTGGATTCCTGTCCAGATTCCCGCCCATACTGGTTCTGAGGTAGATTCATAGCCAAGGGCTACGTCATTCTCTAAAGCAACGATCGATCGATGCCTAACATTACAGATTCCAAACTTAGTATGTCTGATCTCTGGATTAATGGTAAAGAGAGTTCGTGAGTCATGGTTGGCAGCGGTGGAGTGAGGAAGGAGTCTCCGAGAGTCATGCTCGTAGTAAGGGTAAACCTTTCGATCTAAGAGGTTAAGGTTTCTAGAATTAGAGTTCTGTCTAGCATTCTGGAAGGAACGAATACGCCCGTTCTGATCTCTCCATAGGTAATCCATAGAACGCGCAACGCCTGATCGGTGGCCTGAAGCTCCTACTTCTGGAAGGACGGTTTTAGTAATTCCTGAGATAGACCATTGCGATCGGTCTCCGGAGAAGTCGTAAGCTTGGGTAGAGTTCCTCCCCATGACAAGGACGGGGCCAGTTCCAGTATCATCATCCATCCACGGGATTACGGCGACGTGCTCAATCTGCCCGTTCTTAAAGGGGGTTAGGATGCGGGTCGCCCCGGTGAGGCCGTAGTTCTGATCGGTGAAGGAGATGGACGTAGTGAGTTCATCCATCTCATGATCTGAGATAAAGATAGAGCGTCGATCTCGTCCGATAGAGACAAGGCGAAACTCCCCGTCGATCATCATGAGTCCTCTAGGAACTTCGGTGATGGTAGCGAAGCGGGCGGTGTCTCCCTCAATAACGACGGTCGGGTTTAATCCATCTCGCGCTAGGAGTAAGCCGTCCTTCTGCTCAAAGTAAACGAAAGGCTCATCTTTAGAGAATGGTCGTCCACCGGGTAAGGATAGCTCGGTTAGGGTGCGCTCATTATAGTTCAGGGAAACAAGATGCCCCCCGAACGCCATAACGAAGCGGGTTTGATCGGCGAATCCGTATGCTGCCCCGCCTTGATACTTTCCTAGTTCTAGGAGGTTTCCTACATCTGACTTAAACGAGCAAAGCCGAAAGTCTGGACGGTTTTCAACCCATCCATTCTTTACGGTGATGTTTACCCCGTGAGCGAGTTCGTCTTGTTGCAACTCTCGGTAATGTCGAGGGTATGCGACGTTTACACCTCCCGCGTAGGAGGCTTGAGACTCTAGCAGGGGGTTAGTCTCTTGATTAGTCAAAGATGGCTTCTAGAGTGGATTGGATTAGTTCATCAGTCACGTTAGGAATGAGTTCTAGGGTTTTACGCACGGCGTTCTTCCGCTGTGCGTCATCTGCTAGGACTTCATCATAAGCTTTCTGCGAGGCTTCCGCTTTTTTCTCTAAGAGAGATTGTTCCTCTTCTTTAAACTCGGCTTCCGTAATTACGGTTGCGCCGAATTGTTTAGCGAAGTCCTGATCGTTAATCCGCTCCTCGTTATAAGCTCGTTTCTCAACGCGCCCGTCTGAATATTTTAGATATGTTTCCATGATTTATTTAGCAAATATGTTCAAAGCCGATAAGTAATATCTCTCCTTCTAGAGTCCCTGTGCCAATTAAGGTGATTAGATACGAGAATGAGTCTGAATTTAGTGGGACGGAAACCTCAATAGCATTATTATCATCTCCTCCTTGACCTCCGTTAAATACATATAGAATTTCATCTCCATTAATTTCTATAATACCTTCGCTGTTTTGAGCGCCCGCCTCTAATCTAAGCCTTACGATGGCATGAGTAGCCCATGCAGGAACAGTGACGCCGGCGAGGGTGTTTAGGTCAACCGTTCCGCTCCCTCCGGACGCGACAAGGGCAGGAGTGTTTAGATAGTCTTTATGGTGAGACACGCAATCATACGTGCCCGTGGTAGGATTCCAAACGTAGATGAGAGGAGTGCCTGATTCATTAGAGAAAATAACATCTCCTGCGTAGTAGTCGGGAAGCTCATCATAGATCGGATTACTATTCTCGTCGAAGAGACTCACTCCGTCCTCATTAGTAACCTTTAGAAGCTCAGTAATGAGTTCTTGTAAGGTGACTGGAATAGGTGCGCTTTCTGTATCTCCCTCAAACATTCCACATACCATGAGTGATTTAATGCACTTAATGGCGAGAGGGTCGCTTCCGCAACTTCCGCAAGAGTCATCCTTGCAGATAGTCGAGAAGAGAGATTGAAGAAGAACGGTTGCAGGGATAGGCACGGTCTGACTAAAGGCCGTTCCCGTGATAATCTCAGTATTACAAGGAATGTCCTCATTTGTGAAATAGACGTTATCTCCTGAGACTGAATCAACGGTGATAGAGCCAACGGGAAAGGTTAGCACGTTACCGGGTGAGATATAAGAACTAGCTCCGGTAATGGATAAGCTGCCTATTCCTTGCGGGCAAGGAGTAGTAAAGGTAGCTGAGTTTACGCTTCCTGTTGCTTCAGTTCCGTCGTCATTCTTAGGGTCAGTGACTGTATCATCGTTAGATGTTTCAGCGGTAGGAGTCTGAATGACAACTGAACCTGGAGGAACAACGAGTGCTGAACCTGGCATATAGGCGAGTCCGTTCTGGCAACCGCATTCTTTATATGGAGAATGGCACTTACCGCACGTATGATTATGGGAATAATAGGGATTGCTCATTAGTTGGTGTGGTTAAAGTGTTTATAGATGGCTTCGCAGATTCTTTTCTCTGCCCATGATTTTTTAGTATCTAAGCCAAGCTCTTGAGATTTAGCGAAGTTCTCAGGTTTAGTTGTGAACTTCCGCATCTCATCAACGGTCATCGATACGTATGGATCTTCTATGGTAGGCTCTTCAAAGAGTTCATCCATGAACTTTACGCTCTCTTTATCAGATACTTTCTGGTATGCTTCTTCTGCGTCTTTCAGTTCTTTTTCGGTTTTGAATAATCGCGCTCCTTCGGGGGCTGGATTTGAATCATCAATGACTCCAATCTTAGCCCCTCCAAAGTCTTCTTCTAGTAAGTAAAATTTCATTATTGTCTTCCTGTTACGATGTTTCTTGGTGAGAAGTTAAAGAGTGCTTTTGATCTCAATCCTCCTATCGATCTTGCTGATCCGCTAGTTTGAAATGCGTTGAAGTTATATTTTCTTCGCATCTCAACCGAAACCGTCGCCCCTGAAGGAACATTCTTTCTCTCTGCGAACCATGAGCCACCTGTTCTTATTTCAAGTTGATTAGGGTGACCTGTTACTGCACTTGTTCCGTGTCTATCATCTAGATATTCATAATGATCTAAAGTCTCCGTTAAGACTGCTACTCCATTTACCATTAACCTAAAATCAATCCAATGGTAGATTCGGCACAATCTAAAATCGAACCTATGATTTCCTGCGAAAACATTTACGCTTAAATCACTAAATCCAGAAGGGCAAGTAGGGGCTATTTCAGTTGTGCTTATTTGCACCCAATCGTCTGTGATTGTCCCTGTATTAGCAGTAGCAATAGCTGTCCAAGGGAATACCCATCCAGTCCTTCCAGTTCTTTGAACAAACGCGCCTTCACAAACCTCCTGGTCTGGCGTTTCTTCTATGCTATTTGATGATGATTGTTGGCTCATGATTATTCTTGAAGTCCAGTCCACTGCCAAGTTCCACCCGATAAAGTGTAAGCTGGTAGTGTCTCGTTTGTTCCGTTGCCTCTTTCTGTTCCATATGAAATGGCATCTACTCTTCGTCCATCTCCAATCTCAAAACCTCCGTTGATCGTGGTAATTCCTGTGATATTATTGATCGTTACGCTTCTGAGTCCTGCTGGGACATTACCCGTTCCACCTACTTCAGTGAGTGCTACGTCCACATCCGTAGTAGAGGCTGGAGTTGAAGGTGTTTCGCTATCACTTCCACATGGCAATGGCTTAACTATATCTGTAGGTCGCTGAATGTATAGAGAGTTATCACTGACTAATCTTAGGTCTCGGCTCCCATCATCATATTTAATTTCCTGAACAGGAATATCTACAGGCTTAGTAAATATTTCTAAGTTAGTTATGAAGGTAGAAACTGCCCCATTAGAGAATGGTCTTATAATGAACTCTGATCTCTGGTCGCTCAACCAACGCATCGTCACGATTGTATTAGCGCCATTATTATCAATTTGATAAACATTCCCACTAGAGACATCTACAACTCCCGCTCCAGCACTAAGATTGCCAGTGAAACCCCATTGACCACCCGTTAAATCCTCAAATCCATCTGAGCTATTGGCAATAAGTGCACCTCCATGAGAGATTTGAAGCATCCCGCAATACCCTTGAGCGATTCTGTAAATGATTCTTTCGCCTCCCGTATCGTCTAATCTTGATTGATAAACCCCATTACTAGACATATAAACATTTGTAATTTCCGCTGTGACTGTCCCTGCTGGAAGTCCATACTGCGAAGAGATATCTTGTGCAAGGCTGTCTCTTCCTGCAATGTCGGAAAAATTATCATAGTCAGAACCATTAATGTTTTCATTTCCTAACGATTCACCTTCTTGGGTTACACATACTATCTGGAAAGGAACGGCTTCCTTAGTGTCTTGTAGTGGGCATTCGCCAATGCTAAATTCTCCTCCTCCTAAATATGAAGAGGGGTCAATAGCTGTTTCTGGATCGTCAGCGGTGGCGTAATAAAACACCTTTCCTACATCTCTGAACTTAATATACTTATTTACTGTAACAGCATCTAACGAATTATCGTTAGGCGTAAAGCAATGTGGGATTATTTCTATATCTTTACAACTCATTTTATTAGGCTTAATGTAGCCCTCCTAATAGAAGGGCTAAGGTTAAACTTATTTCCAGTCTGCAATATCGGTTACTAGTCCAGTGTTTGCTAGTGGATCACAACCGCATTCTCCTACTTGGGCTTCATCGGATACAGTATAAGGGGTAATCTTATCTAGCTCGAAGTCGGCGGTGATAGTAGTTGGAGTGGCGAAAGCGTCAAAGGTCGTTACAGCACGCCTAATAAACTTCTTACTAGTTCCATCTGTTAATTTCTCACATAATTTCGTCCATTCGATATCTGGCTGTGGAATAACGCACGCTCCAGATGTGATCGTTCCACCTCCTAAATAAGAGGCTGGATCTACTGCCGTTAAAGTGTCATCAGCGGTAGAAATATATGAGGAGTTAGCAGGGTCTCCTAATGCGTCAACTCCATATTTAATATGTTTAAGTAGAGTAACTGGTGCAGTCACTCCGTCGGCAGGCGTGAAACACACCTCTATCGTTTCTCTATCGTTACATGAATCGCAAGACATAATTTATTATTGGTTATTGGGTTTAATTCCAGTCCTGTAGGTTAGTAACAAGACCAGTGTTTTTTAGTGGAGGACAAGAGCATGGCTCATATCCTGATAAATCTGTTGCAGTAGTTGGCGTTCCCCCTGCTTGGTGAATTTCGTATGATTTAAAAGTTCCGTCCTCATTTGTTACAATCTCGATGGATACTTTTTCTTTAGTGGTGACATCTTGCCAGCATCCCTGAAGAGATGATGTCTCAACTTCCATGATATTAGGAGGGTCGCAGAGGGTGACGTGAACCGGATTAGCGCAATCCTCTCCCTTTCCTTCAAGATTACATAGGAAGTCTCTAATATCCTTCAATAAAGTGCTGTTAGATTTAAACATGGTTTTTATGGGGTTTGGTTAAGGCAAGCGTGGATTTTAAACGCGATGAACTTAGGGAGAAAGCAGGTGAAATAAACATTCAGGGCGCGACCTAGATGATAGAAGCTGCGTATGTTCCGAGGCTTAATAAGCTTCCCGTATTCATAGCAAAGTTCTTCTCCAGCGTCTAGTTTAGCGAGGTTCGCGCATACTTCATCTGCAAGGCAGGTGCATAGTTTATGAACGATGGATTCGTAAAGCCGGGCTTCTATGGTTAGTCGTTTACTCATGGTTTTTCATTTAGTTGTTCAAAAGTTTTAGTCTTCTCTAAGGTTTACTTTTTCTAGAACCTTCTCTCGGAAAGTATCTAATTCGTTTTTAACTTCTCTGTATTTCGTTTCTAGAAGTTCATTTTCTTGTCTTACTTCCTGAATCTCACTTTTAAGCTTCTGCATATCCTCATTATCGCTTCCGAAAAGCTTGTTTAATGAGACGCCTAACCCTCCGACCATCATGGATATGATCGCGGTAATTAGGTCTTTATTTGCATTAGGAACTTCAATGAATGTGAGGTATGCAATAAGTAGTAATACCAAGCCAACGAATATCGCGCTCGCAATAAAGGTTCTCTGATCTCTGGATTCTAAAATGTTACTCATATCGTTCTGAAATATTCTTTAGCTGATAGGTTGTATGCTCGCGCAAAGTCTTCTGGCGTGAGTTGCGAGGCTCTCGTGTTATGCTCCTCATTAGAGGCATCGAAAGGTTCTAGGAGTAATGTAGGCGCAGAGGCTGATATAAGCGACTTGAAGCCGTTTCCTCCGTATGTAGGGGTAATCTCGTTATTGTTACCTCCGATAAGCTCAGAGGCGTTTCTAAGCCAAAACTCAGAGGCTTTTTTAGACTCAGAGGATTTACCGTAATAAAGGACGTGAGTTTTTCCAACTCCGACTTGCCAATCAAAATGACCTTCCATGATTAAATCAGGACTCCATGCCTCAACGCGCTTATAACATTCTGCAATCTCGGCTGTGTAGCTCCCTAGATTCTTTCGATAGAATACCTTAACTTCAATCTCGGTATCGTACTCTGAAAGCTCAACCATCTTAAGCCCTATCGCCTTATTTAAATCCCATTCACTTATTTCTAGTGGTGGATAAGCGTATGCGCCTTTATCATAAGGGTTATGACCTACTACGAAAGCCAGTTTCTTTCCACTGAATGACGATTGAGGCGAGGATTTAGGAAGCATCGCTCGTAATGACGCAATGATCTTCTGAGGAAGATTGGTCTTATTCGCTGACCAAATCAGAGTGTAAATCTCTTTCGTTGATAGTTGATTACTCATTTTCTTTCTCGTTGGGGTTAGTCATGAGGATAATCGCTAAGAGGCTTGAGAGAGAGTTTACTACTGGCAGCCCTAACCATCCGTAATACACGATGATAGGTGTCGCAGTCTGTAAGAGCCTCATAGTCCACGCATTTACGTTCTTAGCCTCTCCGTCGATTATAGCCCAAACCCCTGAGAGGAAAGGGAATAAGAATGCTAGCCATAGATCAATCTCCCCGTTTGAAGCTACATCATATTGCACGATGATAGCCCCTATCAGGGTAAGGATAGTTCTTAGGTTTGCCTTTATATTTTGTATAGAATTCATTACTTCTTGAATGGGTTAGGGAGGGCTACGAAGTCAGCAGGTCTCTCAGCAGGAAAGTCCTCTGGAAGCTCTGGCATCGGCACTGGTCGTTTAGCATTAAAGATGGGCTCTTCTAGTGGTGGAAGCGCAGGCTTCTCAGGCTTCTCAGTCCCCATTACCTCAGCTACCTCAACCTTAATCTCATACTTTCGCATAAGCTCATTCTTCTTAGAGGTCTCAACTAAAAACTCATCATAAGACTTTTTATATTCTGAGACCTTTTCGTTATACTTCTCAATAGCTTCTTCTAGCGTCTCTGATTCATACTCCTTTTTCCATGCCTTAGTATTATCATCGTGATCTTTAAGCTCTGAGTCATAGGATTCCTGTCTTGAAATAATAAGCTTTTCTGCGCGAGTGTTCCCATAATCGAATCGATCTTCTGCGGTAAGTCCTACTAGCATATTCTCTGCGCGGGAATTAGTCTTAGCTAGAGTCTTACGCTTCGCTTCTGTAGCCACTGGCTTAGGTGGGACTAATAATGGATAAGTATCACAGTAACATGCATACTCAGTGTTGCCTGTCTCAATAGGTGTAACACCTTCAATTTCAATGGTCGTGCATGATCTATCACAAACGAAACCCTTTCCACCAACTAAATCTGAATCTTCATACACTGCAAAGTCTCCTGTAGTAATATCAAAGAGAGCTTTCTTTGAGCCCTGAATGGCAAGCCCTATCATTGTGATCGTATTGACTGAATATTGACCTACGCTTGAAGTGAATCCTAATGCTCTTGCTAAGTCTTCTTGGTGAGGTGACAGGAGCGTTACTGATCCTTGTCCATCGTAAACCCACCATTCCGCTCCAGTTGAAGGAAGAGACTGAGGGCTTGGGGTTGCAGAGCTTTCAAAGGCTCCCATCCAAACAAAATCCCTACCTGTCGCTGTTCCTCCATCCGTCGGGAAGGTATTCACAGAAGCTTGTTGCATTCCGTGAGTTATCAGGTTTGTTTCGCCTGAAAATAAGTGAGATGAAGAACCTCCATTAGATCCATAGTTACCATAACTATCTATAACGATCCCTTTTATGGTAGAGGCGCCTCCTATTGCATCTATGCCAAACTGACCTGCATTTGGGTGAGGGTAGAGATCACGATTGTTTAGGTTAGCCCTCATATAGAGGCAGTTCTTTCTTGCTCCATTAGGTCTTAAGTTGGCGAGCTGAAAGCCAAAGTTATTCTCGCCAGTGTTTCCATCTGGTCTAATCGTGTATGCTTGCGTTCCATTCCTATTTGTTCCCCCTTTTAGGAATAGACTGACTCCATTAGCTGAATTTCTTAACTCATTGTTAGCCCCAAAGGTTTCAAAGACATCATCGAATTCATTTGAGGTAGCGTGAGGGTAGTCCACTCGAAACTGGCCATCTACGATATTCGTATTCCCCGTATGAGATAGTTCACTCTCCACGTAATTGGCATTTTGAGAGAGGTTTCTCTGCGCTCCTGTCTGAGACCAGTAACGGCCTTTAAGTGATAACTCGTCTATCGCTCCGCCATAGGTATTAGAAGTCAAATCGTTATTGGGAGCTTCATTGGGGTCATAGTCATTAATTGGAGTGGTGACTCCATTAGCAATGTGATTCTGAACTTGATCATTAGAAGTTCTGTTAGTTAAAACAGAGTTTCCTCCTGCTGGAATGACAAACTTAACAACTGGATTTCCGATTACATTTCCGTCAATGTCGTAACACGTCTCAATGACTTCAATATCCCCATTAGGGAGAGGATTATTGGTAATCTTACAAGTGACATCAGTATCTGTATCAGTGTCTGAATCTGCTACGGTATATCCGCCTGATCCATCAGGAATGATTCCACCTGTAAATCCAATTTCATTTACGAATGTTCCTCCTGTCGGGGGGGCGGTAATGACTGTTCCCGCTGGTGGGGGATTAGTAGTAGCGTCAAAGCTATACCACACGAGCTTATCTCCCATGATGTATGATCGGACTACGGTGTCAGTTTCAGAAGAGACAGTAAGGACGTTTCCGTCTGCATCCGTTACCGTTCCCGCTGCGGGGTCAACGACGGCAAACTTGTCTTCTCGGTCTGCGAGCTTACATAAGCAGTCGGCAGCCTTACAGATTACAGAATGAAGATTATCGAGTCTAGACCATATCCATTTAAAGCCTAGTGGGTTATTTTTATCAGCCATATTTTAAGGGGGAAAGTTTTTAAAGAAAGGGTAAAGACGGGGGAGGGTGTCTCCCCCGTCTTAAGGGTTTAGGGTTATGGGGTAGGAACTACACATTCAAAGGAAGCGGTTCCCGGAGTGCTTCCAAGAGTATCAAACGTGAACTCTCCAGTGCTAAGGTCTAGCGCGGTGGAGTCATGTCCGATTACTTCAATCGTCCAAGTAGAGGATTGGTCGAAGTAGAGGACGGTTACAGTCCCGCCAGCTCCTTGAGCGTCAAGCCATGCTTGAATCTCAGTCTGAACGGTCTCTGCATCTGCTCCTTCATAAGGGGCGTTTGCTAAGATTTCTGCTCCGCCGTTAAAGGTAAATCCTTCTAGGCATTCTGAGGCGAACGCAACAACGCATTTAGCGGTGTCAACTTCTCCGTCTCCGTCGGTATCTGTGTCCGTGGCTACGTTTCCAGTTCCGCAACTTCCGCAATCGGTAGGTTCGGCTGGATTCGCTTCTGGAACTCCAGGCTCTAAGTAGCAGAGGTAATACCAAGGATCGCAATCTCTGAGGCCTGCGTTCTCTGCTGATTTAGCAGGAAGACAAACAGTGGTATGCCATTTATTAGTCTTAGGGTCTTGAATACCCGTTCCGTTAAATGAACCAATGAGTTGATACTTGCCGCCTTTCGTGACGAGGTATGCATCTTGTCCAGCTGGTGGAGTAACATTAAGTTGCTCTTTAGATACGATGGTTAAGCATCCATCTAGAGTAGAACACTTCACATCTACGGGTGTCTTATGGTCATCCTCGTAGTGGTCACGGCATCCTTCGATGTCTTCAACACACGTTCCAGCTACCATGTGGAGGATGGCACGCCCCATTTCTGGTGAGCGTTGCATGACGCCTGCTCCAAATTCTGCGAAGAGTTTAGCAAGTTTTCCTTGAGGGTCACATTCAGTCGTTCCGCGAATCGCTTGAATCGGGATGATATTCCCCATATAGTCAGTAGGGTTTGTGTGAAGGACATTACTATCAGTAAGCTGACTAGGTGGAACAAGCCACTCTAGAGCCACGTCTGAGTAAATGATAGTCTCCTCAAACTCTGCTCCGCGCCATGCTAGGTTCACAACGCCTTTCTTTCCACGCTGTGCATCTACGTTAATGGTAGAAGGAACAAGCGAGTCAATCCATGACTGTGAGCCAGTAGGCATTTCAAAACGACGTGGACGCCTCATGCAACAGAAGAGGTATGGCCCAATGTAGGTCATCTCTTGATTGTTTAGATCATTAATATAAATGTTCTTAGGGGTTTCCCGTGAGCGGTAAGTAGGACGAGCGGCCGCTACATCTGCGTTATAATCATCTAGGAGGAACTTAAGCGTTTCTCTAGAGGTGAAGATAATGTGTCGGAAGGGTCCAACTACTCCGTTAGAAGTTTCAACGCAACTATCTTCCATTTCATCGATGTATTTCTCGATGTGCCCCATCGTGAGACGAGAGGTAGGGAAGACTCCAGGTTGACGAACGTATGATCCGCGCTGAGTAGGGTGATTCCACTTAACGGAAGCGATGGTGTTATCTACGTTAGAGACATAGTTATAAATCGCCCAATGTTCCCAAATAGAACGAGCGTAAGAGACCATGTTTCTCGCAATGCGCTGGTATTGACGGGTGGCGTCATATTTAAAGGCAAGCTCTTCTTTACAGTAAGGATCGGAGATAATGCTGTCCTTCATGAGACAAGCAGTAACTTTATCAGAACCTAAGAGTTCAATCTGACGTGGTGGATTACAGCAGGGGTTCGCTCCGCCTTCTGAGTCTCCGAGTTTTTCCCAATTAAGAACGTCGGTCTCGTTTGCTTTAGTTACTCTCTCGATGAGAGCAACCTCTGTATCTGATCCGTTAGTTCTCATTTGACGCTTGGTGCGAGCAAATAAGGACATGAATACGTTCTGACCTCCTCCGAGGACGTCTTTAGAAAAGTGTGAGTTAAGGTATCCTCGTTGAGTTTCGAGGTCGGTGTATGTGCCTTCTGCGCTGTTACACGTTCGGCATTCTGCTAGGAAGTTATCTACAAATGTTGACATAATTTTATATAAGGTTGGGTAGAGTGCAAAGCGGTAGCTATGCCTCTGAGTGGTTAGCGGGTTACGCTAGGTGAGGTTAAAGTTAGGTAATGAGCATGATCCTTAAGAGGACTGCTCCCGAATTATTACCCGTCTCACCGGTAAATTATGTATTTTTAAGACTGTGATTTCCCGCGCTACCCGGGAAGGGTTGAATTAGCCGATAGTCCACCATTACCATAATGGGGGAGGGGTGTAAAGAGTTTTTTACTGTTCGGGGGAATTATCAGCCTCCGCGACTGAGAAGTTGGTTTTAGAAGCGAGGTGGTTAATAGGCATTCTGAGCGGGTGATCCATAGGAGCGAGGAGGTCTATCCGGTCGATGCGGTAACTCTTCCATGCTCGTTCACTCTGTTTCCGTAATCGGGCATCAGGGTTCACGTTCGCTACTCCGATTCCTTGCACTGTTTGTGCATCCTCTATCCCTAAGAAGGTATCTACGGCGTTTCTCTGTGCGTCTGTGATTCCATTACTCGCACCGGGAAGCCCTTCCATGCGGTTGTCGAGAACCTGCATGATTCCAGCGGTTACGTTCTCTCTAGCTGATCCTGAGGAGTCCTTCCATCTTCCGAGTTCTCTAATGAGCTTAGACTTTCCTTTCTTAGAAAATTCCTTATTAAGGTCTTTATAAATCTGATTCATATCCACGGCTGAAACGAGGAAGTTTCCTTGATTAGAAATCTGGAAGCCCTGAAGTGCTACCGCTTTATTCTCTGGTCTGATACTCCCATAGGTATTCTTAGTTCCGCTCTTAATGGACTTTAGGTATCTAATCTTAGCAACCTGCCCGAAGTCGGTAAGGAGCATATTATTTACCTCGTTCAGTTTAGCGGTCATGACAGAGGAGATTCCTGAGGTCTGCTCGATCCAGTTTAACTGGCCTTGAGTAAAGAACTGCCCCCTGTGGTGATCTGGAAAGTCTGGGTTTCCTCCCTTCCTTACGGGTTGGAGGATAGCTCCGTCTGGCATGGTTTGATCTGAAAAATCAGGGTCAGTAGCAGAGAATTTATCATGGTATTCCTCTAATGAGGCGTGAAGTTTCTTAGAAAAGTCTTCTGAATACCAATCGTCTAGCTCCTTCTTAGATCGGAGGCGAGGGCTTCCGTCTGGCTGTTCCTTATCTGCAGAAAAGAGGTGGGCGTTCCGTTGTCGAAAGCGAGGTGATCCAAACTCACTAGGGCTAATAGGCGCGGGTTTCTCCATGCTAAGAGAATCAGGGGTGGCGTCCGAGTTAATATTAGGATTATTCATGGCCTGATCTAGGCGAGTGGTATAATCTGCAATAATGGTCATAAGCCCATCATCTAACATGGCGTCTTCTCGGTGGGCGCGTGCCCAAGCGGGGGCAAGAGGTCTATTATCTCCATCTAGAGCGTATCCCATGAGAGAATCAAATGATACGCCCTGCATCTCCAGTGCTGTTTTCTCCTGTTCTAAATGAGCGAGTTGCGCCTCTGCAGTCTGTGCCTTTCTCTTAATGTGCTGGTAGAGTTTATCCCGCGCCTTTAGAGCCTGTCTTCCGCCTTTAGCGAGGCGTTTAGAGAATGAGGACTGCGAATCTGTATCCGCTCCGGTAATGACACGATGATAAAGACCCTGCATGTCTGCACGTAGTTCCTGATCTACCTTAGTCATGGCAACGTCCTTCTGTTCCTGAGATATTAAGGATTCCCATCGCGGGGTATTACTGGTGACTCCTGAGGCGTTTTCCGTGGCTTCTAGGGCGTTATAGAGGTCGCGGTAAGCGTTCTCGTTAAGGCTTCCATCCTCATACTCTAGCCCTGTAATCTGCCTCATGCGCTTTAGGGCTAGGGCGCGAACATCTTCTAATCCCTCAATGGATTCTAGTGCTTTAGAGTCCTCCCGTGAGAGCGCGAGGTCTAAGTGATCCATGACATGACTCTGTTCATGGCCAAGAGTGGCGGTTAGTTCCGCACGATTAATGCCAGTGATCTTTCCGTTTTTATCTCTGCTCATGAATTGATCTGTATTCATGATGATGGTGGGCACGGTCTCGCCAATAGAGTTATCCGTTAATCCGATGGATGCGCCATTAACCATGCTGGCATCTGTCTGGTTGTAAAAGTCTTGATACACCTCACGAGGAAGGTCTGAGATGCGATCAGGGGCATTATCTGATAAGGCAACTTCCATAGAGGTTTCATCCACAAACTGCCCTGTGGACTCTTCCATCTTCTTAGCGGCTAGGACTCTGCGAAGTCTCTCTGTGTCTCCGAAGATAGTCCGCATAACCTGACCGTTCGTTGAGTTTTGGGCAGAGTAGTGACGCAAGACATCTACTACTCCTCTGCCGATAGAGGGGTCTTGCTCATTCAATCCTCTAATAAGGTCTTGCGAGGACTGATCATCTAGGGTGTCTATGAAGCGGTTCGTGATGTAGTTTAGCCCGCTCTGTGCCTCTGGAGAGTTCTCTAGGTTTAAAAATCCTCCTCTAACCGCGTAGTTCTTAGCGCGGTTTACGCCCTTAGTGCTAAAGTAACCAGCATTAGCGAGTAAGATTCCCTCTCCCATCTCTTGCGCTGTTCCTTCCATCGTTCCTGTGGCTAGAAAACCCGTCACGCCATCTAAGACTAATCCCTTAGCGGTGATGTCGGTGGCTCCCGCCCATGCCTTAACAGCGAGAGGCGAGCCTAGAAACTTAGTCATGTTTCCGTAGGCGGTTGCGGGCTTTGAATAGTTATCAAAGGCGGCCGCGAGCTTCATAGTGTCAAAGCTGTTGCCCTTAGTCCTTACTTGTCCAGATAGACCTTTAAGCGTCTCTCCTGCGGTGAATAGTCCATTACCAGTCTTACGAAGATTGTTCGGATTCGTAGTTCTGGAAAATATGCTTCGCGCGAGCGGATTGGAGAGGGATACCCCGCCTCCTACTCCCGCCCCTGCTAAAAGAGCGGTTAAAGGGTCTCCAGTGTTAGCGTAGGTGACGCCACCACTAGCGACGCCGATCCCTAGCTGAACGCGAGGATTCTCTAAGGTCTTAGCGGTCTTTTCTGCTAATCTTCCTGCTGGCCCCGATAGCTTCTGCATCCCGTTACCCATTTTCTCCAAGACGTAGGCAGTAGGGGATTCGGTGAATACGCCCGTCGCTAAGGTGGACGCCTTATGATTGATCTTACCCGCTACGGTGAGTCCTCCGGGAACTTTAGCAAGCATCCCCTTCATTCCTGCCTTCATAGTGGTATTAATTCCGATCTTAGAGCCTAAAGATGCGCCTCTTCCTGCGATTCCTATTCCTAAAAGAATGGTGGGGTCTAGGACGAGGGAGGCCATGTTAATACGCTTCATGACCATCTGCTTCTGATCTAAGGAGAGTTCAGAGTCTTCTAGCTTATTCATCACGTCTTGATAGGCGTCCTCGTAGTCATCCATGTTTTGAGAGTATTGAGAATACCTTAGGTCTTCTCCCTTTTCCTCTAATCCTTCATTCCCGATAAGTCCTCCGACTTTATCCATTGCGAAGCCGGGCACTGATTTAAACAGTCCTTTAGCGATCTTGCCATAATCTCCGATTGCGATCTGAACGCTCTGCCCCATTCCCCATAAGGTCGTATCTATGGTTTTAAGCAGTCCTTCTGCCTCAACTTCTTCTTTCAGCTTATCTCCATCGAAGCTATCCTTAATCTCTCCCATGATTCCCGTAAATCCGTCCACTAACGCACCAAAGGCCGAGCCGATAGATTGCCCATCTAAGTTCTCAATAAACTCCTCACGAGTCATCTTAGAGGGCATCATTCCCATGCGTTGATTAAACTTATCCTCTGGGAAATAAATCTCTTTATCATCCTCCATGTAAGCAAAGGTGATATTCTGCCCTGTCTCCTCATCCCAAAAGGTATCTCCAGGGTTAGGAGTCTTATAGGCTTCTGGAGCGGTTGATTCTGTGGAGTTATTACGAGCTTCATCCGTATATGGGAGGAGGCCAGTTGACTCTAGAAGGGGAGTAAGATCGTATCCTGAATTAGTGGACATAGGGAGCATTTACCAGAACCTTTCGTTTTTGGCAAGCTTGGGGTTTTTCTCTTAGTGCCTATCTTCCAGCCCTCCAGTAGTCGCCCATCGTTTCGTCTTTTATTGATTCACTCATAATTATTAGTTCGGTTGTAGGTATTCTAGTCGGGCGTATTTCCCGTCTAGCTGGAAGTCCACATACTCATTAGAGCCTGTGTTTCTTCCTTTAAATTGGTATAGCCTCCTCATCTTAGGAGTGCCGTGAGGGGCGTCTATGTCATCCCCTTCGTTCTCTAGCCCAATAAGGAGGAAGCTTAATGTGTCGGCATCTTGCATGACGTTTCCTGAATCCTTCACGAAAGACGGGTTGAGTTGATCAATCTTCTTGGAAAGGGCATCTTGCTTGAGTTGAGCGTAAACGAAGAAGGTAGCTCCATACGTCCTTTTAAGCTCTTTGATCGTTTCCATTACCGGGTCAACCACGGCTTTCTTAAATCCGCTCTTAGCCTCATCACTAGTGGCTGGTTGGAAGTTTTGGAGGTAGTCGATAAAGAAGGTTTTCACTCCATCTTTAACCATGTTTCTGACGATCTTATCCATTTCTAGGCGGGTTGCTTTCTTGAAAAAATGCCAATGAATAGGTAGTTCTTTAATGTGTTTTACGGCTTGAGTGATCTGACCTCTCTCTTCCTCATTAAGCTTCCGTCCATACCATCGGCCATTCATGATGACGTTGGTTGGAATAGAGGAGTGATTAGCGATCATCCGTTGCATGAGTTCCAGCGTATCAGACTCATTAGTCATGATGCAAATAGGCTCTTTAGCTTCTCCTAGAAACTTGGCGAGCGTGACAAGGTGGGAGGTCTTACCCGCTGAGGGATTGGCAGCTATTACGTGAATGTCGCCTTTCTTGTAACCGCCACCTAGAAATTTATTAAGTCCCTCCCACGGGGTAGGGACTAAGACGGAGCTTGGGTTAGAGATGGCAAACTCCATAGCATCGGCAACTCTTATGACAACCTCATAGCTTGTTTCTGGGCGGTTATCTTCTGCGAATCCTATCCTAAAATCTTCTCCCGTTTTATTACATTTTTCTAAAAAAGATTCAGCGTCGTTTGGGTTTTGGTAAGCCTCGTTCAATCTCTTAGTGTAAAATTTAATGACGTTTCGTAAAGAGAACTTCTCTTGGACTAAATTAAGGTATGCGTTAAAGTTTGCATGGAGCGTTTCGCAAGTTGCGATGTCGGTTAATTCTGCAACTCCTCCAATGTTATCGAGTTGATTCCCTTCTCGTAGCGCATCCGTGAGCATTAGAATCTCTATCGGCTTCTTCCGCTCAAACATATCAAGCAGGGTCGAATAAAGAAATTCATGAGATGGTTTATAGAAATGTTCTGGCCGTAGCTCCATGTCCTTAGCTCTCAGAATGTATTCTTCTGGATATTGAATCATGGACGAGAGTATTCGTTTCTCAACGTCTGAGGCTTCGGGTAATGATCTGCTTAGGGCTTCTGGTATCGGCTCGATCATATCACCATCCTTGTTTCGTTAGTGTCTTATAGGTCGCGGATTTCTCCTTAGCCAATAGCCACTTTCTTTCTTTTACGAATATGTGAACGCCTTGCGCATATTGCGCGTCACCTTCCCACTCCTCTTGCTTAGACCACCATTTTAGATATTCTTCCATTTCGGTTAGGGATGGTTTATTCTGAATCTTAGCCCATTCAGCCTTTACCTTGTCCTGAGACGATCTCTTTCGAGCTTTAATAGGGCTACTGTTCCAGATTAGATCGGTGATTTTTTGATCTTCTTCGCTATACTCTGAATTACTACTCTTACTCTTACTCTTACCCCTTTGCAAGGGCTTCATAAGCCCTTCTATTTCTGGATATTCATCTAAGAATAAATCCTGCAATTCCTTATCTAGAGAGAGTAAATGAGACACTAATCCTTTACTCATATTATTACGTGCTAACTTCTCACCCTTGCCGAATTGATAAGCAACAAAATTCTTACTCCATACAACCCCTTTAGAAGGGCTTTGCAACCCCTTTGGAAGGGCTTTAATTGCATCCTTTAAATCCTCAACTTCTAACCCTGTTTCAAAGGCGAATCTCTTATGAGAGACTTGAGTAAATCCGCATAAATCACGGGCGGGGTTAGTAATGCACCATATGAAGGCGAGCTTCGTCTTAGGGGCTAAATCTTCAATGTCTGGATCAGTCCAGAATTTCTCATCTATAAATGCTTTCATTATGTAGTGTTAAAGTTTTTAGTGCCGTAGCCCCCACACTACTAAGGGCTACGGCTGTTTTTAAACTCTCGGATAGAGAGGAAATTTACGAGTCTCTGAGGTAGTGCGAAACTCTGCTTTTAGTCTAGTTTTTTCGTATTTAAATGCAACGACTATTTAGGGTTAATTAAAGGAAACTAGGCATCTCGGAAATATGCTCCGGGGCGTAGTCAATCTTGACTTCCTTCTCTTCGCTTTTCGAGAAAACAGCCATCTTCATTTCCTCCTTCATTTCATCGTGGTTGCGTATCTTTTTCTCGATGGATTGCCAAACACTCATCATCGCATCCGACATAAAGAAGTGAACATTTACTTCCTCAGTCTGCCCGAATCTCCATGACCTCCTCACGGCTTGGTAAACCTTCTCATAGGAGTGAGTAAATGAGCAGAAAGCTATGTCTCGGCAGTGTTGCCAGTTTAATCCGAATCCCGCGAGCTTCGCTTTAGTGGTGATTACCCGCGCCTCTCCATCGGTAAACGCTAGTAATCGCGCTTCTTTATCTTCTAGTTTATGACTTCCAGCGACTTCAACCGTATCTTTGATTAAACTGGCGAGGTAGGAGCTTTCCGCGTTCGACTCGCACCATACAATCCATGGCTTATCACTGGCGTTTACCATATCCGCCACGGCCTCACATCGTTGAGTCATGGTCTCTCTTAGTGTTGCGTGAATATCGGTTGCGTTAGTTGTAGCTATGTCAAAGAGCATTCCGTCAATGCTCTTTAACTTAGACTTAAAGACGTGCTTTTCCATGTTTAGCGGTGGCAGGATATATCCCTCGTCACTATGCCCTAGATCGGAAGGCATAGATACGCAAGCAGCCCAACTCGCAACCCATTGCCAAAAGTCTTTCTTAGCGTGGCCTTTAAGTCTCCAATCCGATGTATTAGCAGAATCATGGACAAACCATCTAGTGAGCATTTCTTGGGTATTCATTACGCCTAGAAACTCCGCGTGATTGCCTAGCTCTGTATAATCATTGGGCGCGGGCGTCGCGGTGCAAGCGAGGCGGTAGGGAGTATCTTTAAAGAGTTCGCAGAGCTTCGCTTTAGTCTTAGAGTTCTGACCCTTAAGAATAGAGCTTTCATCTAGAACCACGCCTTTAAACTGAGAGCAGTCAAACAACTCTACCCTCTCATAGTTCGTGATTGTAACGTCACTCGTAACATTTCCATCACGGGAATACACAACCTCCATCCCTAGAAGATTTTCAGCCTCTCGGATAGTCTGTTGCGCCACCGCTAGGGGAGCTATAATGAGAACCTTACCGGGGATATGCCTAGCCCAATCGCATTGCAGAAACGTCTTGCCGAGACCTGTATCTAGGAAAGCAGCCCCTCGCCCGATGGATAATAAATGACGCAAGCAATCCGCTTGGTGGGGTTTAGAGTTAGGGTGAGGGTTCGCTTCTATGCTTAATCGCTCAAGTTTAGATTCTCTCTTACGCTCTAAAAGTTGGATGTAGTCAGACATTGAATAAATCCCCCTTCTCGATGGTTGCTTGATTTAAGAATCTCTTAGCTTGCTCGTAATACTCAGGCTTAAGCTCGGAGCCGATGAACTTTCGCCCGTATTTAATCGCTTGGAAACCTTCGCTTCCTATCCCTGTAAATGGCGAGAAAATGACATCTCCTTTATTGCTCCAAAGAACTAAGCAACGATGAATAAAGTCTAATTGCAACGGGCAAATATGACGCTCATCTTTCTCCGTTCTTGCATCCTTTCCGTTGAGAACATTCGTCTGGTTAATACCCATCCATACGGGAGAAGCCCATTCCTGCCATTGATCTACTGGGAACTCTTCTGCGGTATGCGTGATAGGTTCCTTATTCTCTCCTGGCTTATAGAACACTAGAAGGTAATCAGGATTTCCCATTCTGGACTGAGAGGAATTTTTCTTAATCGTCTTATGAAGCAAACCTATAGCTTTAGTCCTTTGCATCTCGACCACGGGATCTTTCCATACTGTCACCCTGCAATGGAAAATCCATCCTGCATCCTCATGAGCTTTAATGATTCTACCAGAAAAATCCCTCCTCCCAATGTGCCCGTGCATAGTCTTGCTCATAGGTAAGTCCATGCAGTGGACACATGAAAGTCTTCCTTCTTTAGTGATTCTGAACTTCTCTTTAATCAGATGCTCGTATTGCTCGAAAAATTCATCATCATTGGCGCAATTCCCCATATCTGCCACGCTGTCAGAATAGACGTAAAGATTAGCAAAAGGAGGCGAGTAAACCGAGAGATCAATACTCTCGTCCGGTAGTTGTTTGGCTAGTTCTACACAATCTGCATTGTATAGCGCGTAGTTTTCTCCCGTGTGGGAGTCTAGTGTTTTCAGTGTTTTCATAAATTTTCTTCTTCTATTTCCTCCTCGTAGCGTGAGCAGTAGAATCCTGCTTTACGCATAAGAAAGGCGATTAGTTTAACGATCATCATTTTTCTTTTTGATAAAAAGCTTCACGGCTAAGTTCTCTCCCTCGTTCGAGACACGATAGGTATTCATCGCGCCCTCGCTATTTCTTCCCGCTCTTCTATCGATGGTTAAAAACCCTCGTTTTACAGCGTTGTTAATTTGCTTCCGAGCGGTCGTGATCGTAACGGAATGAGCATCTGCATAATCGGTGGCTGTGAAGATAGGAGATTGATCTATCGCCTTTCCCCAAGTGTAATTGAAGATTTGCACAAGCTCTAAGGATAGCCCTAGACGGTTCGCGTTTCTGAATAGGTTTTGATTGTGGGATTGTGCGTTCATGGTATTAGTTTGATGATTTCGTAAGCTACTTGAGGAACTATTGCGTTTCCGAGTCCTTTAATTCGGTATGACCGATTGGGTAACCCATCACTTGTTCTAGTAATGTAGGGTGGGGATAACTGCTCTGTGTCGAATCCCCTAAATGGTGTTGTATGAAGTGCTTCATGTGACCTTGGCGAGTTGAAGCTATTTTCGCGCAACTCCCCTTGTTGTCGATTGCTGAGGGAGTTGGTAGAAATCCGCTCGCTATCACATCCCTGAACTTCACGCCCCACCGCTCCCCCTTCTTGTTCTCTCGAAAAAAGCTCCCGTTCTCTAGCTTCACGTCTTTCACCGCTCCCCCTTCCGTGTCGCTCGCCCTCGGAGTGGGCAATAATCCAAACTCGGTCTCTGCGGTGCGATGCGTTGACGGCACAAGCTGGAATAATAACCGTCCCTGTGGTGTAGCCTTCTCCTTCCAACGCAGTGAGCACCTCGTCGAGTGCCAAGTTGATGATTCCAGTAACGTTTTCACCAATAACCCAGGCGGGTCGGACGACTTTGATAATATCAAGCATCGCTGGGAAGAGGCTTCTAGGATCATCTTCTGCGAGTTGTTTTCCTGCGACTGAAAATGGTTGGCAAGGAAATCCGCCTGTAAGGAGGTCGATTCTATCTCGGTATTGGGTAAAGTCTGCTGTGTTTCTGACATCGGTATGTATGGGGGTGTTTGGAAAATTTTGTTTAAGTAGTTTTTGGCAGTATGGTTCAATCTCGCAAAATCCACCGGTTTGAAATCCTGCCCATTGCGCGGCGAGGGCGAAACCGCCAATTCCGCTAAAGAGGTCTAGGTGAGTTCTCATATTTCGTATCTTAAGACTTCAATTTCCGTTCGCTCGTCTCCTTTCTTCACTTTCGTATAAAGGTGAATCGGTTGGTCGCAGTATGCAGGGCTGTCATCTGGAAATATCCCGATGCCGTAATTCTTCCTTCCTTGTGGCTCGCTTAACATATCTTCTAATTGCTTGACTGAGAAGTTGGAGAAGTCGATTGCGTTGGTTCGGTAGCTGTGGACGATAAGGCTATATCGAATGCTTTCCTCTCCTCGTCCTTGATCTTCTTTCTCTGCCAGTGGTGCTTCGCGTTCATCGTGTTTATCGACGGCAGCCTGTGGTTCGGGATCGTTAGTTGGAAGATCGTCTTTGCTCCATAACTCTCCTTGAGCATCTGGATTAAAGCCAAGTTCCTTAAGTTGTGCTTCGGTGAATCGCATTTCACTTCATCGCCTCCTTTTCTGCTTTGTTTAGTATTTTAAAATCATTTAGAAACGCATTTAGAAAATCTTGGCACATCTCGAGGTGCGCCCTGTAATCTCGATTTAATTCCCCAAAAATCTCCAAGGAAATATCAACAATTAGTGACGTATCTCCTCCTGATTCAACAAGGTCTTTATAGAGCGCGTCAACCGCATCATTAACCATCTTCTTAGAGATTCGGATAGGGGAACACTCGTAAGCGTGATCCCTAAGAAGATTCTCAGAATCGATAAGCTTTCTTCGTAGTTCGTGTAGTGATTTCATTCTACCCAAAAACCCCGCAGCTCCATTACGGCTTGCAGGGTAGGGGTGGAGTTATCGAGGGTTCTTAATCCTCCGCGAACTTGAAGCTCGTTTGGTCCGGGTGCTGGAAAATAGTCACCGTATCGCCCTTGATCGCAACACTCGTGGAGATGTTGGTTTTAATCTCCTGCTTGCTCGGAGTGTAGGCGAGGCCAATATTCATCTTGAACTCCTGATTCAGTAGGATCGATTTATTCATCGCTTTAGTCACCTCGTCTTCCTCCTCGTGGATTACTTGGCAAATGTTCTTCAAATGGTCGGTTAGGACTCCTTGGAGAATCGGGTTCTCTACTTCTAGGTATAATGTAATTTCCTTTTTCATTTTCTGGTTGGTTATGGGTTAGATCAGAACGGTATGTCGTCCTCCTCTTCTGGTTGCGTGGGAGCGTTAGCAGGTTGAGCCACGGCTTTCGGTGGTTCTTGTGTAGGAGCTCCTTGAGCGATAACATCAGATGGTTTAATCCATGTTTCAACTTCGTTAGTCGGTTTAGTCTCGCCATCTTTCTCGTATGAACCGATCTTAAGAAGAAGAACTCCTTGCGCTCCGATTAACTTACTAGCGTCGATCATTCCTGAATCATAATCAGCTACTCGATTAATAGACTCGTAGAATCTCCGAACTTGCCATTGCATGGAAGCGGTGAAAACTAGCCACGTCTTTTTATCGCGCTTGGCTGTTCCGTTGTAGATTTCTAGCTCAAACTCTATCATGTCATTTCCATTTGAGGATTTCTTCTCAATGGCTGACTTAATGAAGTATTTATACTGACCATGAGGCCACGGAGTGTAATTGTTTTCGTTCGCTTGTTCAGCTGTAATTGGGTTATTTGTAAACGGCATAGTATTTATTTGGTATAGTTTGAAATTAAATGAGCATTCTTCTCGGCTAAATGTTCAGCTTGATTAGCGGTTCTTCCCCATCCTAATAGATTGAAAATATTCACTTTCACAGCCCCATTAGGAGTTGTTCTCACTTCTTCTGTTTCGATCCCGACTTGATAAGCCATGAATGAAAATTGAGGAGAGGGCGTCATTTTTCTACTTGTTAGTGTCATATTATTATTGGTTTAGTTTAGATATTTCAGATTTTAGAGCTTCGACGCACTTAGATAACTTCTCCTCTTCCATCTCGGAAAAGGACTCGCATTTGCCCGCTTTAAGCCACTTATTCAGCTTGGCTTGAGAAGGATTAAGTATTGCAGAATACTTATTAAATTCAGCTAAGGTTTCAGGACTAGCAAGTGATACAGCCTCAATCTCACGGCTAAGAATTCCCGCGCCAAACTCATTTTCATATCGAGAACGAAATTCATCAAATGACCAAGGCATAGGGATCTCCTCTGGAAATTCCTTAAGACGTGATTTAGTAGGGGTAAGGAAGCGATTCACTCCCACTTTCGTGACGTGTGCGCTCATGTGTAGATCATATCCGATCTTTTCCCAACAATCGAACGTCCAACCGATTTGCTCACCATCGCCCCATACTGGCTTTTCATGAGCAATTAAGATCACATTCATATCAAGCTTTTCAATTAATGAAATTAAAGGGCGAATCTTCGCAATCGCAGCCTTCTTGTCAGCTCCGAATCCGTTCTTATCTCCAAGACGTTCAGCCTCCTCTTGAATAGCCTCATTAAAAGGCTTCGTGATAGAATCAATCACGAGAGTCTTGTAATCGTGGCTTTCAGTGTAAAGCCCTTTAACTTGCTCTGTAATGAACTCTAGATCGTTTGAGCCATCCTCTACTCCTAGATATACCCCGCCACTACTAGCGAGCTTATCTGTGTAATGAGGTAGGTTTGCCCCTCCCTCAGTGTCGATATAGTAAACAGCGGGGAAGTCTAAACTTGCCCACGTCTTTCCTACTCCTGCTTTGCCGAATATTATAGTTTTCGGTTTAACTGCTTTCGCTTCTTTAGGTTTCTTGCCTTTTAATATACTCATGGTATTTATTTTTGTTTTATTTGAAAAATCGTCACGCCCTTCTCAGAGCAATATTCATCTAGCCAATCTTTAGTTCTCTCTCTGAGTTTCTCATTCACCGGGTTTTGAGGAGTGTTTTTTATGATGTAAAACGCCTCGTCTAAGAGTTCGTCTTTCTCAGATTCATTCATAGTGAATCACTCCCTTTTTTGGTGTTAAGTATTTACTCTCTTCCTCTATGAGTTCAGGCGTTTTTAAAAACGGGGTTTTCTCATTAGGAGCGTATAAGATGCTTGCGATAACGTCTAGAGCTTCCCCTCTACCTAGGCAATCTGCGGTATTCCCGTCGTAATGAACGTCGATAGCGTTAGGGTAGTTTGAGGAGGGCTTGAGTATGATTTCCTTAATCATCTGAGACCTCCTTTCCTTCTGCTTTGGCGAGGGCTGTATCTATGAGTGAGTGAAACGTATCGGTATTTTCTCCCTTATCTTTATACTCTTTGGTATATCTCAACGCCTCATACATCTCAGGCGCGGCCGCGATTAGGTTAGCGTTAGCTCTATCCTCTTCCGAACTGCCAAGAGTAACATCTATCCATGACCTTCCGTGATCTGCACCCTCTTGATGAACGCTGTAAGATATAGAATTTGAGCCATCTAAATGCGGAGGGTATGTTTCGTAGACGCTCCAAGGCCCCGGCGTATGCTTAGACTCACTCACAGCTCATTATCTCCCACGTTTAGGTAAACAAACTCTTGCTCTACCTCTTTACAGATTCTCTCAGACTCATGAAGAGCCTCTCGATATGACGGCTGATTAAACTCGTGCTTATTCAGCGTCACCTTATTGTTTTTATCCACCTTCTTAGTGGTTAGCGTGTATTTCATAAATTTTTATGTTTCTCTTTAAACCCAGGTGTAAAGTCAGCGTAATCCCAACACATCTGGCATATCTTTAAATTCTCTTCGTTAATCCGCATCTCGTCCTTATCCGTTGATGATTCACACTCCATGCAAGTAGGCCGTAATTCCTCCTCGCACTCGTCGCAAAGCTCATTATGAAGAGGGTCATTCGTGACTATGTTATAGCACTTTAAGCACTCCCGATCTTCCTGCATCCAGTCAGGTTGCCTCATTTCAGTATAATCAAACATCCTTAGTGATGTTCTTATATGACCGAAAGTAGCATTGCCTGATCGTTTGTAGCTTCTTCTGTGGGATTTCCTCGCCCATTGCTTCGGCCTTCCTAGCAAGCCTTCTAATCGCCTCATGGGTAGAGATGCTCTCCCCTTCCTTTACGGCCTCGTTCAGAATAGCAGTCATGAATTTATAATAATCAGAAGTCTTACCAGTAGGCTTATTTACCTTGATCTCGTTAAACTCCTCGATGGATAGGTTTAGTAGCTTCATAGATTAAGAAATAGCGATTATATCAGAAAGGCGATATGCAGGATTACCCTGTAAGAAACGGCTCTTAGCTTCTCCCTCAGAGTTTGCTTGAAGCGTGGCCAGTATTCCCCATGTATGCTTATCTTTCAGGATGTAGCGTTTCATGATACGTATGCTTTCGGGTCTAAGGGAGAGAGGTCTATCGTCGATTGCGCTGCCTTCTTCCGTTCCTCCGGGCTAAGTTCCTCTAGAACGCTATTAAATCGTTCTAGCGCGTAGTCCATACCCTTGATTCTTCCGTCGATTACTCCAGCATTATATGCCTTCCGTTCTGATTCTGTTAGTTCTTCTAAATTCATGTTAAGTAGTGGTTTCTTTAAGTCGTCTGATGATCTCCGCTCTTCTATTAGCGTTGATGTCACTGAGTTCTTCTGCGTTCTCAATTGCTTCCTTTAAGGCTTCTACCTCTTCCTCGTGCTTGACGATTTCTGATTTACAGTTGGCGATATGTTCCCTGCTTTCAGTCCAGATTTGATCAATGCGTTTCAAGTTAGATTCGAGTCGCTTTTGATCTCGTTCATCTTGAAGCTCGATCTTTCGCGCTTGGCACGCAAACAGTCGTTGTAATAAATATTTCATAATAGTTGGGTTGCCTTCCGTAACCGCCTCATATACGGAAGGACAAAATTACTGCGAATGGGCGGTGAAAGTTGTTAGGAGTTTAATACCTCTTGCGATATTTTAGCTAATTCCATGATTTTCTCGTGGGTGAATTTTTGACAGCCCACAGAAATGCCAAACTTTGTAACATTGGCGTTATATTCAGAGTTGAGTGCAACCTCTCTATTTGATTCATGCTCGAAATACTCATCAATAAGTGAGGGTGCATTCTCAGTGACCCATTCCATAAGCGAGTCGTTATCATCTTTCACGTATTGGAGTGCATAGCCATCTTTCTTCACTGCTTCTAGGG